TTTTAATCGACTCTAGAAAGATTGACAGAAGAGTTCCTACTCTTTCATAAGCTTTATATTTAAGAATAATCCCGGCGGACGCTCGAAGAGGCTGCTTTGGATAACCGAGAGTACAAGAAGGGTTGACTGTCGCCCGTCAAAAGGACAGCTATAGACAAAGCATTATTCTTAAAAGGAAGATGGTGGCTATCTATGAAGTTTTTCGATTACATGGATGCGATGAAGAAAGATTCATCGATCAAGGTAAGACGAGAGTCATGGCTTCCGCATCATTATATTTACTGGAACACACTAACTCAGGTCTTCTGCGAACATTATAGCGGCATCTCACTCGAATGGATAAGAGATTTCGCAAGCTTCGCCGAGGACCTGCAAGCTGAGGATTGGGTGAGAACATGAAGAAACTCCACGCACTAGACTATTACATTATATTCTGTTTGTTTGTCCTGATAGTATACACGATAGTCAATCTCGTTATATTTAAGGACAGTATGACCGAGCCCACCACCTTGACAACTTGTGTCTTCTCGGCATTTGGTGGCGAGTTCTTGACCTGTGGGCTGATAAAGATATTTAAGATTAAAAAAGGAAAACCTGAAGGATAGACGTCGCGAAAAAACAAGTGCTATTATAGCCAGAAACTACTCTAGTCGGATTTGAAGTAACAGCTTATTAAAATCGACGGATTGATTGAGAGCAGTAGCTTTGCATGACATTTAGTTAGATTATAAGTGATGGCTTGGATGAAGTTAGAATAAGTAGGTTTCTGCACATAATAAACAGTGGAGGGGGCTTAAGGGCTCTCTCTTTTGCTTTTAAGGAGAACACAAATGGATAATAAAGCATTAGAGATTGTACGTAATTATATTTTAGAGCATCTTGATAAGGCTGACCCGGTGCCGGACTTTGAGCTCTATATCGTATGGAAATGTAAGACACTTCAGAACTGGAAGTATCTTATTTCTTCCACGCTTTTTGACGGCATGTATTATGAATTGACATTTAACGGCGATAAACAGGAGTGGTATCTCGATGTATACAAGAAGTTTGAGAACAGATGTATAAAGGAGGAGTAATCATGGATAGGATTATAACTCAGATGTCAAAAGATGACATAGCTGACGCCATTAAAAACGGTCTGCCAGCTGACGCACAGATTTTATATTTCAATCCTGATCTCAAAGTAGGTAGCTCCAATTATGTCAGGCTCTACCCGGTGACAGCAGCCACGATAGCAAATGCTATGGACGAAGAGGCTTGTTTTATCAAGGTTGTGACTCGCAATACAGATGACGACGAAACTTCGTTTGATGATGCAAGTGACGAGTATGACGAGGAGTACTATAATTAGCTCGCTAAAAAATCATCTCCTATTATAGATAGGAGGTAACTAATATGTATAACACAGAAAAATTTATATTTTTTAATACAGTTGATGAGGCTGAGAGATTCGTGAAATTATATGGCGGTAGTCTATGCAGTGACTATTGGAAGGATCATTTTTATCGAAATTATTTCGGTGAAATTGCAAATCAACCAATGGTAGGACTTAGAACCAACAATATTGTTATGAACGAAATTTGTTCATCAATTGGATTAAAGGAGAAAAGAAAAAACGGCAAAAAATGTTACATATTTGGATAGAGCGATCTAACAGTCGCTCTTTTCTTTTTTAAGGAGGAGAGTATGCACGAGCCTATAATATTTACACCGTCTGAGATATTTACAATGATAGTAGCAATCTCAGCAGCAATAGTAACAATAGCAGGGGCCGTGAGTGTGATTGCTAAGCTAATTGCAAAAACCAGAGAACCTGAGTCTCTGCAGAACGACCGAATTGCAGCCTGCGAGAATCATATTTCTGAAATTTACAAGAAGTTTGTAGATTACGACATATATTTGAAGCATGACAAGCGACGACTCGACAAGCTGGAGGATGGCAATGAAGTCGTTAGTGAGGCACTCTTGGCACTCCTGAGTCATGCTATAAACGGAAATGATGTCGATGGACTTGCAAGTGCTAAGAATAAACTCAACAACTATTTGATCAGAAGGAATAGGGAAGAGGACTAAGTTATGAGCGAAATTACATTTGAAATACTTAAAGCGACTGTCATAGTTGCTATTATTCTAATAACACGATACTGCATACCTGCGTTGGAGAGTTATATTTCCAACTCCAAATACGCTTGGGTGGCATCTGTTATAAAGAATACCGTCGAGTCCGCCGAACAGACAATAAAAGAGGAGAAATCGGGGTCTAAAAAGAAAGCTTTGGTGCTGGAGACGGTCAGACGGATATTCGCAGATGCTAATATTAAGATAACTGAGGATCAGATCAACGCCCTTATTGAGTCAGCTGTCTTTACTATGAATAGGGATAAGACGACTTAATATATTTCTACAAGCATAATGAGATTCTAAAATGGGAATTTTACCCGGATGGAATTTTCTGGAAAACTCGTTTTAGAGTCTCATTTATATTTGATAGCGTATTTATCTACTCCTTTATTTTTTCAGTTTGAACTTTGTGAGAACTGCTCGCGAGAAAATCATTCGCTATTATAGCAGTAAATAAATTGTTTTTTAAGGAGGTAACTTTATGATAAAAAACACAACAATAGTAACAAATCTTAGCGATGCAGCAAAAGTTTATGATTTCCATAAAAAAGCTGGAGATTCTATATTAGGATTGAGGCTTGTGAAAGGTATAAACGGCGAGGACTGTTTCGCTATAGACTGGATGTTTATTGAGAAGGATGAAGAAGAACCTAGAAAAATATTTGTAAGCTGAAATAAAGGACTTAGATCGAAAGGTCTAGGTCCTATTTTTTTTTTCGCTATATTTTCAATCACTTTAATGAAAGGAGGTGATTTTTATGATGCAACTTGACGGATTTAAAGTGCACGATCTAAGGAAGGCATTAGGACTTAGATTACGGTATATAGCAGACATGACTGGAATTAGCATACAAACATTGTCAAGAAGTGAAAAAACTGGATATTTTGCGAAGTATCAGAGCTTAGTAGTCAGTTACGCACTTGACGAGTATTTAAGGCTAAATTTAGGAATTGACTTAGAATCAGCCGTAGTAATGCCTTATGAAGAACTTGCAAATAAGTATCAAAGGCACATCAAGGAAACTAAAGTGAAAACTAAGATAGAAGATTTAGAAAATCAAATTAAAAATCTAAAAATACAATTAAAAGAGTTAGAGTCCTAATTGGGACTCTTTCTTTTTCAGTTTGAACTTTGCGAGAATTGCTCGCGAGAAAATCATTCGCTATTATAGCAAACAATGTTTATATTTCTCAACGAAAGGAGAACAAAGTTATGAAGATACAGATAGACACATTCTGTAAGGCAGGAAGAAAACAGGTTAATAGTGATCTTTTAGCAGCAGGAATTGACTTAATTATTAAGTCTATGAACGTTACCGCTAAATGGCACACTCATGTTGAAGTGGGCGACGCCATGAACGTTAGTGGAACAATAGATGAAGTAACTGTCATTCTTGATGTTGAAAGCGAGGATGACTGGTTTATCTTAAAGTCCTTAAAAGAATGGGGGACAGCAAGAGAAATAAAAGTTGAAGGAACCGAATAAACATTAAAGGACTTAGATCGAAAGGTCTAGGTCCTATTTTTTTTCGCTATATTTTCAATTACTTTAATGAAAGGAGGTAATTAGAATGACAAACGAAGAAAAAATTGATGTACTTGAAAAGCAGGTATTATATTTAACAAAACAATTGGTTAAAACTAATGATCGTCTAATACAGATAATGGACTGTCTAAATGATGCCATTACGATGTTAGACGAAGTAGATAGTAGAGCAATAAATGATGACTTGAAAATGCTTGGCTTTATCAAGGAGATGATGTCAACTGAAACCAAAGAGTCCTAATTTAGGGCTCTTTTTTATTTTGAGCATAGTGAGAAATGGTCGCGATTTTTACAATACCTATTATAGAAACAAATAATAGAGAAATAGACGGTAATTTAGGATATTTAATAATGGGAAACCGGAAACCCAAAAATTATTAAAAGAATTTATTACCCTTCTATTTCTTTCGCGATTTTTACAACGCCTTTAATGAAGAGATATTTGGTTTAAGGGAAAGCACCAGTTGAATAAATTGGAGATCCGAGGTTCGAGTCCTCGGAGTATCTCTTTTTGTTTGAATTTATGTGGTTTAAAAAAGAAAGGAGAAATAAAATGCCAAACCACCCACAAGTAATTATTACGAAGTATAGTATCACATGCGATGCTGAGATTGCAGAGCTAATTGAGGTATTGAACGATTACAGATTTGAGACAATATATTCTTGTCAAGGCGAGAAGAATGGCAGAGCTTATATAATGTTTAAGCCCGATAGTCTTGATAATATTGAGAAAATGTTGCCGATATTTTTAGAAGTGCCAAATGTCATTTGTGAAATAACTAAATGGATTGAACCCGGCAAGTTTGCATTAGTTGTTAGGCAGAATCGTGCGCATTTCGATGCTTATGCGGATCTTTCAGCATGGACATCAGTCTTTATAAAAATACTTAAAAGAAAAAATTCGCAATTTTAGCAAGGTCTATTATAGCGGTACTAGATGATTCTTTGTACAGAAAGGAGAAAAAGATGAGTACAAAAGGTAAAATAGCTTTAGCAATCGCAGCAATCAGCGGTGTAATCATCGCAATTGTAGCTATTGTAAAGGCGATTAACAAGGATGACTCAGAGACACCGGAAATACCGGAATCTGAAGAGTAACGTAAAAAATGGGAGGCTTAAGGAAACTTAGGTCTCCTTTGTTTCTTGAAAGGAGAAAAAGAAAGATGATAGTAAAAATCTGTGACAAGAAAAAAGGCTATGAGTATAAGCATGTTAATTTTATCCGTATGGACAGAGGTAAACTGATTATCAACTATACAGATAAAAATGGCGAGGTATCTGAGGAATTTGGAGACGTTCCAGAGTATATTTTCTGTGGCAAGACGGAAAAATAATGAAAGGAGAAAACTATGGCGACAATGGATAAAAAAGGTGAAATTAAAGAATTTACAGATCAAGTTAGAGTCATTTGCGTCAAGAATGGCTTAGACAAACCGACACTTGGTAAAAAGATAGGACTCGATAATGACAAGTTCTTCAAAGCTATAAAGAACCACTCGTTCAAGCCGGACCCCGAAACATATTTTAAGCTTGAAAAAGTTATCTGCGGTAAGGACGAGCATTACCGTAATAAGCTTAGATCCAAGTATGAGAAAACACTTGAAAGGGATGAATGGGCTAAGTATATGAGCACATCAGCTGTTATATTTGCAAATCCGAAGAATGAAAAGGAGCAGACAGATAAAGTATTGCAAAAGGAAGAACAGCAGGCGAAAGTAAAACCGTCAGAAACAATCGATAAGGAATCGAGAATCGAATTCTACAATCTTGCAAAATCTAATTTACCAGAAGGTACTAGTGTAACAAGCATAGATATTGCGTTAGGACATAAGTATTTCTCACACATGAAAGATGGGCTGAGTTATATTCCTGTCGAATTTATGAAGGATTTCTTTAACATATGTGGGTTTAAGAAAGGGAGCGATATTTACGAAAGACTTGTTGAATTGGAACTTTCGTGTATCGCAGGACGTAAAGAAACAAGTCAGCTTGAGAAATATGAAAAGATATTTGGAGAAAAAGGAGAGAAAGCGGAGGAAGAAAACATGGCTGTAGTTACAACGGTCAATAATAAGGAAGCCGACAGAAAGCGCTTTAGTGATATTTTAACAAAGTGGCTTTTTATGAAAGGCTATACACTGAAACAGGCAGCAAGAGCTATTGGATGCTCTGAATTGGAGTTTAAGAATGTAATTAATGGCGATATTTGTCTTTCACCTTATCACGTTAATCGTTTTAAAGATACTTTAGGTATGGACGAAGACACAATAAGAGAACTTATAAGTCTTGCTAACTCTGCTTACGAAGGTCATGAAATTCCGGAGAAAATTTTGAGTTATATTTCAAGTGACATCACTATTATTAACACACTCGAAGAAATAATTAGACAAAATAAGGATGTTAGATTCTGGGACGACGTTTGGAAGATGCTGTAAGTAAAAAGGAGGTATAAACTATGTTCTTTGATAATGCAAAATTTCATAAGGAAAATTTTTGCAACAACTGGAGAAAGATGCATAAATTGCCTAAACGAACAAGTGTTTGGCGAATGATGCATGATGGAAGAATAGCAAAGATACTTAATGTTGAACATTGTCTTATGAATAAAAAAGAAGGCAAAATATCAAAAAGAAAAATAATGCAAATGTGGAATGACGAGATGATGAAAGGAAAAGAAAGATGACATTTGAAGAACTGAGAAGGGAAGCCCTTAATCAGGGTTATATTCTTAGGAAAGTCACAACTGAACACAAGCAGGTTTATATACCTAAGTATGAAATTGAATGCGATGAGGGGATAGCGGGACTTATACTTCTATTGAATGAGATGAACTGGAAAACGTCCTTCTCGTGTCAGGGAAACAACAAAGGAGCGCCTGCGTATATTATGATGGAAGGACTTACGTTCGCAAACGCATGTATAGTTATGAAGTACGGTCTTGTAACAAATGGTGGAGTCGACATCGGCATAGATTGGAAATGCGTAGACTCAGAGCGTTACAGAGTTATATTTAGGCGTAATAGAATATTAACAACACCTACTGATACACCAGATGATGATTGGATTGAGGCGATTACGCAAAAACTCAATCCTAAGGTTGCAGTTTCTGTAGTGACAGAGGAGGAAAAGAAATGAAAACATTCGAAATCTACTTTAGCGACTTAAACGAGGATGCGCAGAAGAGACTTTTAGAAGCAGTTGGAGTAGAAGAAGCAAAAGAAATGAATTGGGACACTGATATTTGTCCCATAGCAATGTATGACTTTGAGGAGGAAACAGAAGAATGACAGAAAGAGAATATTGGAACTTGGTAAAAACAGTAGGCGTGGACATTGATGATGCATACAGACTCTATGAAAAGCTTAAGGACAAGGATCGCCAGACGGTGGTCCTTACTTTATACAAAGAAGGGGGAATCACATTATGATTACAATTGACTTTCCAAACGGAGTAGCTAGTTTTGGCACTAACGATGCTGTTAAAAGGGCAGTAATGGATATTTTACTGAATAGCCCATATGCGTTTATCGATGAATTAGCTGAGGACGATGAAGATGGTTATTATTTGACTGGTAAAATAGAAAAGCATGCATATAGCAAAGACGATAGTCCATGGGAAAAACGTAACACAAACGAGTATTGGGATAATGTAATGTCAACTTTGAAAAAGACATTTCATGATGTAAATACAGAAACCGACAATACTGAGAAAGAAGAAAAGGAGAAAGAAAAAATGATACAGGTTGAATTTATCTACAATGCTAATGACTTTGGACCGGAAATGGAGGATATTATTGAGCAGGGGCAGGTTATAAACTTTGAAGATATGCGGGAACTTAATAAGTTTATACATGACCTTAAAAAGAAAATCATAGAAGTATATGAAGAAGCAGTTCACTCCGAGTTTGTACCTGATGAGGAAGCTGGTATGTTCGTATATAAAATAAGCAAGTATCACAGAATCAAGACGTCGTTAGCGCACAAATACGTTAAGGAGACAAAAAGTAATCGTCTTCCGGAAAGACTTAGTGAGTCTGTTAAACATGTGATAGCTGCAGAGCTTAAGCGTGTTGATAGGGATCATAAAGTTGCTATATACAGGGTCTTAAACCGACGTGGTCTTTCAAATTTAGAAATTGCCGAGGTTTTAGACGTTCCGCCATCAACAGTAAGAGCATACGAACGTCAGAATCAGATTAATATGACATGCGATGAGCTTAATGATTTGGGAAGATTAACGCTTAACAAGATCATGGAATCAATTGATGAGTATAAAAACATACAGAAGTCATTAGCGCGAGACAGATTTCGCGGTTTCGACAGGGGGTGATATAGAAACAGCAAAGGAGGAATAAAAAATGTTAGAAAACAAAAAGACACAGAACGGGATACACTACTCAAGATTTATAGCGTCTTGGGCAAATGCAGGTGGAACTGATTGGGGTGAATACTTTGCAAAGTGGTTAGCCGAAAACGGCTGCACTGAGGAAGATATTCGTGCAATACAGGAAATGCGGATGACCGGAAAGCTTGAACTTGAAGTAGGTGCTAAACAGTTCATGAAAGCTAACAGCATGAGAGCTTTCTATAAAGAGCTGTTCGACATTGACATTGAGGAAGAGTCCTAATTTGGGACTCTTTTTCTTTTCGTATATTTCGCAATGTCTTTTATAGCGAAAGGAGGTAATGAATGAGTACAATATTTATAGTAAATGCAATAATTAGCATAAGTGTAGACGTTATATTTATTCTGTTTATTAACAGTAAAGAGTTTGAACTATGTTGGAGTATAACTGGAAATAATCCAGATGAATTCAAAGAGTATCAGTACAAACCAAAAACTGCTATTGCAAACGGAATGATGGCGGCTATACCTATACTAAATGCATTATTATTGCTGGCGTATTTATTCGTATACATTGTGTTTAATAACATAAAGGACTCTTAACGGGTCCTTTTTTCTTCGCGTATTTTACAGCCTCTTTAATGAAAGCAAAGGAGGTGAATTAGATGAATATATTTAAATTTAATCCATTATATGACATCGGAGTTAGTTTAGGAGAGCAGAAGGCGTTTAACGAATACCTTGATAAAAGGTTAGATTTGTTAAATGACTATATGAAGCTCCAAAACGAAAAAATTGATAAGTTGATGGAATTAAATCAGAAACAAGCTGAATTAATACTTGCGCTTTCAAAAAAGATAAGGGAGTCCTAATTTAGGGCTCTTTTTCTTTTCGCATATTTTTCAGCCCCTATAGTAGGAGGATGACGGCAGCATGAGGTGCAGTCATTGGAAGGAAGGGATGACTTAATAAAAGATGGATTTAATCCAACTCCCTCACGGTAGGAGTCCGTGCGTTGTCCTTCTCTTATTTTTTCAGCTCCTATTATAGACGAAATATCGGAAAGGAGATAATGATGAAATTATATTTAGTAGTAGATGACTATGAAGGTTTTGATCCCGGAGATTATGAGCTTCGTGTAATTGGAGTATTTGACAGTAGAGAAAAAGCTGAAAAAGCACTTAGAAACTATATGATAGGCGACCCTTGGGATGCAGATCACATAGTCGTAGATGAGGATGACGAAAATCATTACTCTTGGGACGACGGTAGCGGTGACTACTATATAATCACAAGAGAACTAAACAAAGAGCCAAAATAAGGGCTCTTTCTTTTTCAGCTTGAAATACCCCTCGCGAAAAAAACAAGTGCTATTATAGCATAAAACACAATTAATAAAGGTTTTTTCGAAAGGAGAAATAACTATGAAGAAAATGATGATGACTTTAATGGCACTTGTTGTAGCAATGATAATAGTAGTACCGGTAATGGCTACTGAATCTGAGAATAGCAGAACTGAGTATCAGCAAGGACAACTTGAATTGTGTGAGAAGGAGATGAATGAAGGGTATTCATTGACAACTCACGATTTAAAGGTGCACCTTGGTGATGACGGTTATCACTATACTACAGGTTTATTAGACTTGACATCGGAGCACTATAACATAAAATTGTATTATACTAAGGAGAACCAAAATGGTTATGGCTCATTATACTTCAAGGACAGAACATTTATAACGTCCTTCGAAGACTTTTATGCAGAAACGAATATAATAAATTAAAAGTATGGGAGCTTAACTCGAAAGAGTTAGGCTTCTTTCTTTTCTTTATATTTTTCCTCTTAAAAATTCGCGAATATTACAAGCGCTTTTATGAACAGTATTAACTTTGTCTATTTGAAAGGAGACAACTATGATTGAAGTAAGGAAAACATTTGTAAATCCAATTGATGAAAGGGCTGATAGTAGACACTATCACAGAATGAAGATCAAGGAACTTCGAGATGGATACGAGGAACTTGTCACAAAGCTTCTAATAAAGTCAAACGGTATTAAGGGCGTGTTCAAACTTAAGAGTGACGAATACGCCTTATTACAGGAATTATTAGAGTATGCTGATAAGGCAGCTAACTATGTTGAAGTCCTTGGCGCGGATTGTGATCAGGTTATGAACAGCCTAATGGATATGCGCAAAGAACTTGCAGAATCTAAGGAAAGAGAAGAGAAGATACTGAAGATGCTTGAAGAAATTCAGGCAAAACAGAACGAAGAGAAGAAAGCCTGAAAAGGCGGAGGTCGAGCAATCGGCCTCTTCTTCTTTTGTTCTTATATTTGAAAGGAGAAAGTTATGTTAACAAATGAAAAAATTGTAGAGTATGGCGAAGCAGTAAAACAAAAATTGCAATCCTTGGTAAAAGGTGAAGTATCAGCTATTTACAATTATGAGAATTATAAAAAAGAAAAAGAATACATGAATTATATTCTTACGTCGATTGACTATCATATCAGTCCATCTGGTTGGAAATTTAAAATAGATCCGTTTCATTCATTTGCAGATTTGTGGACGGAATCTATGCTTAACTTTCATTTTAATTATTTGGCAAAAGAGATGCTGGAAGATTATACGGAATATATTTTGTCTAAGTATTTGTCGGATGATGTAAAAAATAAGTTTAGATTGGAGAATTAATATGAGTGAAGTAAAAGTCTTTTATATTTGTGATGGCGAGGCTTGTGAGGGGCCTTGTTTTGAGGAATGTCATCATACAACAGAAATAGAACATGCCAAGAATACAGATGGTGTTTATATTCATTCAACTTATGGCAATGAGATTCAGCTTTGGCAGAGGTCTATACAGGATTTTATGGAGGTAGAGAAAGGAAAAACAAATGAATGAAGAAGAAATTTACAATACGTTAACTCCTGAGCAGAAAGAAACAGTTGATAACTTAATTAGATGGGCTGCTACTAGAGAATTTATAACTCCTGACTCATTTATATTTGCAAGGAGTTATAAAGATGATAATGAAGTTACAGTGCGTATCAAAGCTAATAGAGAGCAAATGATTGGACTTATATTTCGTTGTATTACGGCCTTTCTCAAACAGTATCCTGATACAGATTTTGAAGATGTGATACATGTACTGAGAACACTATATTACGAAGAACGATTGGAAAAGGAAAAGGAGGAATAATGAATAAGATTACATATGAGCACTACTTTAGAGGCGAAACTACAGAATTTGATAAGGATTTAGTTACGCCTATTGTTAATTTAGGATCTGGATTTACTAAGCCAAGAGGCGGCTTCTGGGCGTCAAGAACAGATGCTGAATTTGGTTGGAAACAATGGTGCGAAGCTGAAAATGAGCCATGGACTCCGGGAGTTCCATTTATATTTACTTTAACTAACGATGCTAAAGTGCTTTCAATCAGGTCTAAGGACGACTTAGAAAAGATTGAGAAATACAGAGATACGGATAAGTTCGCATTGCCAGCTATCGATTTCGAGGCAATGGCAAAAGACTATGACGCGATGGAAGTCGATGGCAGCGCATTGTGTTGGGAATTTTACGGTTGGGATTGCGACTCAATCGTTATATTTAATGCAGACGTGATAGAGGAGGAAAAGAAAGATGAATGATTCGGAAACAAAGTATTACAAGGCATTTGATAAAAACTTAAAATGCCGTGATATGCAATACGAGATTGGAAAGGAATACACTTTTGATGGTGAGCCTATTCCATGTGAACAAGGTTTCCATTTTTGCAAGAGCATCGTGGACTGTTATAAGTTTTACGATAAATCAGAAGATACGAGAATTTGTGAAATAATGCCGTTAGGAAAGGTTGAAACCGATGATGGGATAAAATATTGTACTAATAAGATAAAGATACTCAAAGAGATGGAGAATCCAAGATTGAAAAGTAATATTTCAGAGACTTCATCTGGCTACTGTAATAGTGGTAACCGAAATAGTGGTGACGATAATACTGGTGATTATAACACTGGCGACCAGAATAGTGGTGATTATAACACTGGTGATGGAAATACTGGTAACTGTAATAGTGGTGATTATAACACTGGTGACTGGAATAGTGGTGATTATAACACTGGTGACCGGAATAGCGGCGACTATAATGCTGGCAGCAGGAATACTGGTAACCGTAATAGTGGGGACTATAATACTGGTTACTGGAATAGTGGTGACTGTAATGTTGGCATTTTTAATACAAATAAGAACCCTAAAATTAAAATTTTTGATTGTGAATCAGATTGGACAATTATGGATTGGTTGACCTCTGAAGCTTATGGAATTATGCTAAGATGCCCATTTTCACACTCTGATTTCGTCCCGGAAAATCACATGACAGATGAAGAAAAAGAAAATCATCCTGAGTACAAAACGATAGGCGGATACATAGAAACATTTATAGTCACGAAAGACGATAAACAAAAATGGTGGGATTGCCTTTCAGATAAAGAAAAAGAAGAAATTTACAGTCTGCCAAATTTTGATGCTGATAAATTTGAAGCATGTACAGGAATAAAGGTGAAAATATGAACAAGGAAAAAACAACTGTTGAATTTATTAAAGAGAGTTTGGAACAGAATAGAAATATGCTGAACACACCACAAGCAGCACAGACAACGTATCTTGGACATATAGTTATATTATTAGCAGCATTGGACGATGACCTTAAACAATTAATTCACATATTAGAAGCACGTAATGAAAAGGAGGAAAAGAAATGAGATGTACTTATGTACGAAAAGACATGAAACCAAAGTTATATTTGTCAGGTCCGATGGCTGGACGTGACTGGAATTTAGTAGAAGAGGAGTTCGAAAAATACGAAAAGCTCTTTAGTTTACTCGGATTTGATGTGATGAACCCTTGCAAGTTCAGTCATACAGATACAGAAGACAGAGAACTTACATTGAAAGAAGATTTTAGGCAACTCGAATGCACTGACTTTATATTTATGTTACCGGGCTGGTCTGAGTCAAAAGGGTGTAACGCTGAGTGGGGTTATGCTATTGCTTGTGGCATTAAGGTATTAAAATCAGACCATCCTGCTGAGCTTAGCAATGTAATGAATTATCTCTATAGTAAGAATCCGAAAGCTATTAAGCTGGATAAACTGTACACGGAAACTCATATTGAAAAGGAAATTGATGAGGCAATGGAAACTATTAAGAAAGCTAAACCGTACACGTGTACAATAAAATAATTATATTTTCAAGGAGGAGAGTATGTTCTTTAGGATAATAATTCCAACTTATGGGAATGAACCCAAATTACAGGATGCGATTGCCAGTATTAAAGCGCAGGAGAACTTTAATAAACTGGCAACCATCGTGGTGTCACATGATAACACTAGTTTAGAAGAGTGGTCACAAACTAATAAGGTTGATTCGGCAGTATACCCACAGTATATGTTCGGGGTAACCCATATTTTCAGTCCGACTCAACGTTGGAATGGGGGAAATAGGAACTTTGCAATGAGTACTGTCCATGATGACTCAGTTTATACATTGTTCTTGGATCATGATGACACAATTCCTGACAAGCGCATTCTTGTTAAGTTACATGCGTTTATTGAAAAGAATGCAAGACCTGACTTTATTAGATTGTCTTATACGAAGCGCTATATGTCTGATGGGCACAGTATAACAAAGTATCTTAGAGATAAAACAATGTCTGATGTAATAAAGTCGAATAAGGTTGCACCGTGGACAAAATGTATCAAGAATACGTGTCTGGTCGAATTCCCGGAAAACACAGTCTTTGAGGATGTTATACACCATCTTAAAGAATGCGACGTATGCGATAGCTATGCAAATTTCCCAGATCCAGTAGTCGAATGGAGAATGTGGGAAGGTCAGACATCAACTAAAAAAGGGCCTAAATGGGAGTCGAGTAAATTCCGTTTTATAGCAGATTTGATGGACTTTCAGCCTAAGAAAAAAGAGGTTAGGGTCAGACGCAACTACAGAATCAAGGCAGCAATTGAAAACATCATGAAAGAACAGGAGGAGAAGAATGTATCTGGGGAAAAAGGTTGACCTATTGGTTACGTACGTTAACTTCAAAGATGACAAATGGCAGGCAGATTATGAGAAGACAGCGCACTGTAGGGTTAATCATGGAATGATGGAACGATTTAGATCATTCGGAACTCTACGATATTTGCTTAGAGGCGTAGATAAGTTCATGCCTTATGTTGATAAGCTTATATTAATAGTTGCCTATGAGACGCAGGTTCCAAAATGGGTTAACCGGAATACAGTAACTGTGTTGACCCATGACAAGTTTATACCGGCTATGAACTTACCGACATTCAATTCGTGTACGATTGAGTCATTCTTCCATCGTATCACTAATCTTGATCCATACATCATCTATACAAATGATGATATTTACCCTGTAATGCCGAGCACAATTGAAGACTTTTACACTCAGTCTCTACCAAATACAAACTTCAAGTTCTACAAAGGTTATGGTAAGGATAATATGTTCAGGCAGCAGTGTAAGAATGGTGCTGATCTTATATTTAATACACTAAAAAGAAAGCGTTTGATGAATACTGATAAAGAGAATCCCAAATTCTTCAAACCGGATCACTGTATGAGCGCTATGACACATGAAACACTCAGAACAGTTGGATATTTGTGTGGCGAAGAGATTAGAAAGTCTGTATCACCGTTCAGAAGCTTTAAGAACATTAATCAACATGTATATTTGTACTATCAATACTTCACTGATAAGTATTACGATAAGGTAATTGACTACAAATACGACACGTTTAGAAATGGAATTGACTCTGTTTGTGATGATATTTTGAATCCAAGTCATAAGTTTGTATGTATTAATGATGATGGTTGCTCAGGGGACCAGTATGAGAATGCAAAAATGAAGGTTCAACATGCTTTGAGAACTATCTTACCGGAAAAATGTAAGTACGAAATCTAATTTGGAGGGGTACATGATTGAAATTAAGGAGATACTTAATGTAAATGGAAGTGTCTATGATGCAAACATGGACAAAATTAAAGAACAGATGCGGCAAAAGTATGGCGATGACGTACGACTCGGATATTCTTTTAGAACAGGTGAACCAGATCAGGTTACGGTGTACAAAGTAATTAAGGAGGATGAAGTTGATATTTCAGGATCTGAGTAAAGGAGACGTTGTCAAGTGCGTTAAAGGTAAAATGACAGGCATACGAATGACAATAGTAGATGTCGATCATAAAAACCATAGAATTAAGTTAACATATGGTTGGACTGACTTTGGACGCTCTGTCGTAATGTATAGCGAGGACGACTTTAATGACAAATTTGTTTTGGTGGCTTGGCATAATTGAAGGATATTTTGAATTAGGCATCGCATTCTCAGTTCTTTGCGGACTGGTTGCGGTGCTTTTTCGTATATTTAAGGAGTGGAAATGATGAAATTCAACATAATAATCCCAACAGTTAAAGGGCGGGAAAAGATGCTTGAGAGCGCTATCGACTCAGTTAACAAGCAGACTTTCAAGAACTGGCAGATATTTGTAATTCATGATGGACCTAATCCAGAGACTGCTGGAGTATCTGAAGTACTCGAATTCGGCAAGTTAACAGACATAACAGTACCAGAAAAAGTATGCGCTGGTGGATGTAGGAATAGGGCAATAGATATGCTCCCCAAAGTAACTGACGAGTTCACGTATTGCTTAGATGATGATGACTATTTAGCAGACGAAAAGGTACTTGAAGATGTTGCTAAGGCGATTGAGTCTGCTAAAAAGAATGATATTCCAGTTGATATGGTCAGGGGAGGCTATATTAAATGGTTTGAAAGTACTGGAGTTAGAAAAGTAAAAGAACTCGACCCGGCAGAACAGGATTTAAGAGTTGCAGTGGGAAGTATGAGAATTAGCGCATCTTGCAAGTTCGTTCGAAATGACAAAATGCAATATTTCCCCGAAGGGATAAAACACCAAGATGTCGTTAACCACATCATGACCTGCGACAACTGTGAGACTTGTGTGGTGTTAAAAAGACCTTTCTTCGTATATAGACTTTACGAGCGACCAGACAAAGACATTAAGAGCAAGGAATCGCAGAAGATATTACATGACTTGCCTTATATTTTGAATAACTTGATACTTGATAGACCGGCATCAAGAAAGGCTGCAAATGTCTGGATTAACAAGATCAAAAGCTGGTATGGAGCTGACTGATATTTGAGGGGTAACCTGTATGGAGAAGGATGAGAAGGTAATGTGGGACTGGCTCTGCGATGATACGGATGCGTGGAGCGAGTATGCCAAGAAAGAGGAAAAGAAGAATGAAAATAGTGCTAAGAGCGATAGTAGACATAATAGCAAGTTTAATGCTGTTAACGATCGGATTCGTGTTTTTCTTGATAGGATCAATCGTGGCTCTAATTAAAGATGTTATATTTGTAGTAAAGGAGATAGTCGAAGAATGAATCGAAGATTAAAGATGAAGAAAATGAAGCAGGAAATCGAGAGGCTTAGCAACTTACCAATTAAGCCGAAAATAGAACTTCGGATCGATAGTTTACAACATATGCGATGTAAAACGGCCTTTTGCAGAGACGATGCTTTGATGCCATCTGAGATTAAAGAACGTATGATTGTAGAGCGAATAGTAACTCAAATGGCTGACGTGATAAGGAAAAAGGTCATTAAACATGTTGATTTAGTAGAAACATACACCTTCGATTTCTGGGTAAAGGAGTAAAAAATGAATAAGAAAGAAAAAGAATACATGAATTATATTACTCAGCTTGAAAAGTTGCAGTCATTAACTGTGGAATTGGATGCTTATGATCCGTCAGACTTTCCAGATGCTGATTGGAAAGGACTGGCTAAGGATATTCAGTCAGCAAATGACCGTATTAATCTGCTGATTAATAGTATGGTGGAGGAATAAAAATGAACAAGTATCTAATTAGGCATTGCACTTGGGAAGATAATGATGATATTTCAATACATAATGTAAACTCATGTTTCCCTGAAGGTGCGCCGAATGGAATCACAATTACGAATGGAACTGATATTCATTACTTCACAAAACTTCAAAGGATATTTAAAAATTCTGAAGAGGAAACGGACTTAACCTATGATGAGATAAGAGAAGATCCTGTTTGCAATGGTGTATTTTACATGTTGACTATGGCGCCTAATTGTCAGGTAGCATATTCTAAGTATGTTTTTAGGCAATTGGATAAAGAGGAGAAAGAATGATAACAGTAATTAAGCATGGCAAACACAAATTTATGAAATGTATAACTTGCGGTTGTGAGTTTACGTATGAAAAAGAAGACATCACATCAACTCAGTCAGGGGTTAGCGAGATTAAATGTCCAGATTGCGGCAAGAAGATATTAGTATCTTATTGGAGGGACTGATGGTAGATGAAAGTAAACATCGATATTGGAAAGGGATATTAGTGGCTTGTTCGAGATGTGATCATAAGATGAGTATTGAAGATTACAATGCTTGGAAAGGTATGTGCCCTTTTTGCGGAAAACTAGTTGTAAAAATGCCTGAGTATGAGGAGGTAGAAGTTGGATATCGAGAAGTTAACCAAGATGGATGTGGAAACGGAGATAAAGATTTTGAAGCAGAGTGTGGCAATGAATCTTAAACTACTTGAGGATGTATGTAAGGCGTCTGTTGATCTTGATAAAAGATTACGATATTTAGAATCGGAGTTAGGAGTTAAAAATGATGATAAAGATGCCAGATAAGAGTAAAGATATTATTGAAGAAGCATTCAGATTAGGCTGGGAATCTGCCTTAACGCTACATGATATGATTGATAAGCAGAGTGAGCAATGTGCAATCGATAATTTAAGGGGTATCGCTTATGCATTATATTTTGATGCTTTGCATGAGAAATGTGTAAAAGAGGCGGCAAAGGAAGTATGTGATCCTGAACCATCAAAAGAAATAAAGATTGCAGTAGTTGATAGATATCCTTGTCACGATTGTTGGCAGGATCCTACTTGGTGCTGTGGATGTGAAGAAGAACGTATGTGGAAGGAGAAACATAAGAAATGAAGTATATTTGGGAAATCAAGTCAACTGATATGGGTTATGCTATTGAATGTGGTCATTGCAAGCGTAAGATCGGGGTAAAAGACGCGATTATGGGCGACAAGAAGTTTGATACTTGTCCGTTCTGCGGTAAGGAAATGGATATGGAAAACTTCGATTATGACAAGCTCTATGAGTTGGCGCAGAGTGAGCCTGATGTCGTGAATTGAACAACTCCTTTAATGAACTAATAGTTGAATTGCATAAAGGAGGTAAAACTATGCAAATAATAAGTAAAAAAGAGGCAATGACAAAAGTAGCAGAATGCTCAGCAGATTTGCTTGATGCACTGTATGTAGCAGATTTAAACAGAATGATCGGCAATAAAGGCATTGCGACTACGAGTACGAGATTCGTAGCAATGCACAAAGTTGTTGATTGCAAAGTTGAAGATCTGGTAGAAGACGGTGACAAAAAGAGACTGGCATTCTTCTGGGATACTGAGCTTGCCGATGATATTATGGCAAATAGGCTTGTTAAAGAAGAGTAATTTAACTATGGGGGAGCTTGACTGAAAAGTTAGGCTCCTCTTTAACTTTGATTATTGAGGTAAGGGTGAAATGTATAATAAGGCAAAATTGTTTATAAGAATTGTAAAGTTATTGAGAAGGTCACACAGACTCTATGCAAGGGCTGAGCGAGAGCATGATGACGAATTACTTAATTTCTTGGACGAGATATTTGAAATTTCTGAGGATGCGTTGAAAGAGCTTAGGTGACGCGAATTGAACAGCCTCTTTTGTAGAAGAAAGGAGGTTAGTAACTTGGATATATTTCAAATTATCCTATGGTTAATAGGGTTAATATTCGTGGCGTACTTGATATTAGTAATGTGTCAAGTATGGCCGCTAATCCTCATAGCATTAGGATTAGTAGGAGTAATTAAGTTATTAAGCAACAAGAGGTGAGGTCGCATTAGCGGCTTCATCTTTTATATTTTTACGCAGGTTAATCATTGCCTATTATAGGTCGAAAGAAAAGGAGGAAAAAATTATGACCAAGGAAGAACGAGAGGCATTGGGAGTAAGGATGCTGGATATTTCGGATGAAATGGGTAAATACTCAGCTGAGAATCCGCATTATGGTGAACTGGCAAAGAACTTGACAGCGGTAGCCAACGCGATAAATGAACACGACAATGGTGAAATCGAACGTGAGCAAAAGGAAAGAGAACTTGAGCTCAAGGAAGAAGAACTAAAGTCGGAGAAGAAACGCGGATGGTTCTCCGCTATAGGAGGCGTGGCTGGTTCAATACTGACTGCGGTAATCTCGGTATGGGCGTTTAAGACGACAACCAAGACATACGATAACGTGTCCAAAACAGATATTCCCAATAAAGGTCTGACGAGAGCAACGGATAAAGCACGAGATGAAGTGCTTAAACTCCCTAGGTTCAAATGACCTGAGAAGGGCTTACGAGAAATCGTAGGCTCTTTTCTCTTTGAAAATATGTTCGCGATAAAAACAGCTCCTATTATAGAAGTAAACAACAAGCTAGAAAGGAGCTTTATATGAAGAGTGTAACGAGAACTTTAACTATGGTAATGATAGGAATGATTCTCTTAACCGTAATACTTATATTTACAGTAAACGGAAAGGAGATTCTTATACCAGCAATGATGACTTTAGTTGGAGCTATCGATGCATCGATTATAAGGTCGATGATTGACAGCAAGGATTTAATTCGAAAGGAGGACAAGAGGGCTTAAGGCTCTCTTAATTCTCTGCTTTAATACCTCGCGAAAAAAACAAGTGCTATTATAGCAACAAATACATAAGGTTGAAATTTTTAATGAAAGTGAGGCAACACCATGAATAAAAATTTAAAGAGCTTTATACTTAATGTAACACTTATGAGCATAATAGCTATAGCATGTATATTTGCTATGGTTATAGACATGAGATGTTGGATAGTGATGGCACTTGGACTTACAATCATGGCACCAATATTCTGGACTTCAATGGAAGACCTGAACAAATGGTTGAGAAGTAAAGAGGACTAACAATCCTCTAACTTCTGACCTCGCGAAAATTTCATACCTTATTATAGGAAGACAAACATCATGTGCGTCTTCTTATTTTCTTTTAAACATATTTTTGAAAAGAAAGGAGCGAATAGTATGTTTAGTAAGATCAAAGATTGGATCAAGGAAAAGGTTAATCTCTTAGCTAATGCGGTAGTTGAGGTGAAGCTGTGGGTGGTTGCACTTGTTGAAGTAATGTTTGCATGGACGGCGGTAAAGACGGCGTTTTATATTTTGACAAAAGCACCAAAAGTTGTAGCGGCATTTGCAAGTGTCTATGCAGTAGGCTTAGTAGTTAGCCTTTTAGTTCTTGCAATCATTTTAGCGTTCAGAGGAATCGAGATTAGAGTTGAATCAAGACCGAATTGGAGGGTGGTATCATGACAGGATTAATTAAAGGAGCATTGATTTGTGGCGGCATTATTGGAGCAGTGGTAGCTGCTGTAAAGATTAACGATCACTACAAAGAGAATCACGATGGTAAAGGTATTGTAGAAGATGCGGCAAATGCTATAGAGGAACATCCTGTAGCATCAGGTATCATAGCAGTAACAGGAATAGTATTGGCAACTATGGCGTGTCAAACATACACAGAAGCACACAGATCACCTGAGTATTATGAATTGCAGAAAGCCAAGGAAGTATCCAGAGCAGCAATTTATCAGGCAAGACTTGAAGAAGATAGACGACGAGAAGAGGTCGAGCGTCTGGAGGCTGAAAAACGCCGGCAGGAAGATCTCGACTTTAAGAGACAAATGCCTGAGGGTTATTGGAACTATATGCAGGCAGTTGAAGATAGAAAAGCACGTGAAAAAGAAGCTAATTCAGTAGTAGAGGCAGCTCAGTACGTGTCTGACAATGAACTTGAAGCCACGAAATACGTTTCGGATAACGAATTGGAGGGCAAGAAAGTTAAAGCTTCAAAGAAAGATGCTAACAAAGAAAAGGAGGAAGATGTAGCATGAGTAAAGGAGCAGTAGTAGCAAAGGTAGCAAGCAAATCACCACTTATATTTTCAATAGTGGCAGTAGCAGGTGTAGTCGGAACGGCAGTATGTGCTGTAAAGGGCTATGAGAAGCATAAGAAACTTCTTGATGATCTTCTTGCGAAGAAGATGGAAGAGAAGGAAGAAGAGCTTAAGGAGAAGTACAAGGATGTCAATCCTGATGATGAGAAGCTTGTTCTTGCATCAATGAGCGATGTTCTTCCTGAAAACAAGAAGGAAAGATATTTTGAGATTGGTAAGGCTTGCTGGACGGCTTGGATCCCTACAGCAGCAGTAGGTACAGCCACAATCGCATCTATCATCCTTGCGCATAAGATCAGTGCAGCCCAGATTGCAGCAGTATCAGCTGTAGCAACATTCGGTAGCAAGAAACTTGCAGAGCAGAAGAGTGCAATTCGTCGTTTTATCGGTGAAGAGAATTACAAGAAACTTGAGAACTTTATCACTGGTAAAAAGATTGATACGATTAATTATGAAGAAAAAGACGGATTATGTATGGTTCACGATCAGTTCTCAGGAGAGACGGTTTACATGAGACCTGAAGACGCTCAGCTTGCTATCAACGAAACAGAAGAAGAAATGGCAAGAAAAGGCCATGTAAGCTTTGCATCTTACTGCAATAGACTTAAGATCGGAATAAAAGGTCTTGGCTATGAGCAGATTGGTTGGTCTTCGGAGAAGATGACTGAGAAGAATGGATATTCTTGGATTGGTTTGAAGCTTGAAGAACGTACGTCAGACAAGGGTAAAAGATATTTCAGTATAAGTTATCCGAATGACCCTTCACTTGACTTTGTAAACGTAGATGATGACGTTTTGGATGACAAGGAACTTCTCGAAGAGACTACTGCATAAAGCTTGGAGGGCTGAAATCGCTATATTTGCAGACTCTATGATAGGAAAGGAGGATTCCAGAAATGAAAAAAAGTTTTATACTTCAGATAGGAGCTTTCGTAGCAACTGTAATTGGCGGTGTATTAGCATTCGCCAGTGAAGGAGCAATGCGAAAAGAAATAGCTGAAGAATATGAAGACAAAGTAATTGAAGGAAAGGAGGATGAGACGGCTAATTAAGGTCGTCTCTAACTTTTATGTTACCCGTATTTGCAAAGGTTAGCAAGTTTGTAGTGTCTAATAGCTCTGCAATCTTGACCGGGATAGGCGTTGTTGGGGTTGTCGCAACGTGTATTCTAACTTATAAGGCAACCGAAAACACTCTCGACGAGATTGTGCGGCTTAGACTTGAAAAAGAAGATGAGGAGCCTGATGCTGAGGAGATTAAGATCGAGAAAGCTGATATTGCAAAAGCATGTTGGAAACATTGGATTCCAGTTGCTTTAACTGTTGGAGTTACGATAACAAGTATCGTTACGGCAAATCGTATCAGCGCAGCAAAACTTGCAGCAATGGTATCAGCATATAAGATGTCAGAAGATGCTCGTAAGAACTATAAGCAGGCAGTGCTTGAGAAGTTTGGACCGAACAAAGAGGCTGATATTTCAACAAATGCAGGTCTAATTGCTGCAGATAATGTACTTGTAAATGGTTCGATACCATGCGATGCAATCATTGCTACAGGCTGTGGCGATCAGCCGATATTTGTATCGTTCTTAGGCTGTTATATTCGTTCATCAGTACCTGCAATAGAGCGCCAATTAAACGATTTTTCTGACGAATTGCATGATCAGGGCTGTGGCGAAGCTAGTGTGGCTGATATTTTAACAGCTATACATATACCAGCAAGGTGTATACCAAAATGGTTACAGTATGCGACATGGGCTGTTAATGTGGATAAGCCTGAAACTTATAAGATCAAACCCAGAATGGACAGTAAGTTGCTTGAAGATGGTACGGCTGTAGGTATACTTACATTAGATCCGTATGTAGGTAATATGCCTAGGTTCAATGTAGGTTGAAATTCGCGAATCCAACAGCATCTGTTATAGGTACTATGTAAAAGTTTAAATCCAAAGGAGGACTAATAACATGGATGAAAACAACATGACAACAGAGGTTGTTGAAAGCGAAGTAACTGAAGTAGCTGAAAATGAAAAGAATGATAACGGTGGTAGCGGAGTTGAACATCCGGTATTGACGCTGATGGCAGTGGGTGCCGTTGCAGGATTAGCAGCTGGAGTAGCAGCGAAAGGAACTGAAAAGGTTTTAGATGCAGCCGGACAGGGAATTTACAATGCTAAAAGAAAGCTTGCAGACTGGAACGATGACCGTAAGGCTAAAGCAGAGGAAAAGAAGGCTGAACGCGAAAGGCGGTATCAGGAAAAGAAGGCTGAAAAGGAAGCAAAGAACAACAAATGAAATCATTCAAAGTCCAAAGAAAGGAGGTATCGATAAGAGATTTGGCGAAAGCTAAGTCTCTTATTCTTTTCTGAGGACAGAGAATGATATTTAATAAGGAGAAGTTTATGGCAACAAGTCTTGAAGATCTTAAGAACTATAAGACCGGAGACGATGCAAAGAAGGAGAAAAACAAGGATGATGTAACTCCAGAATTGCGGACAAAGCCAGTAGCGACAGGTAAGAAGAGAGAAGTCACGAAATTGCCGTGGTTTCTCTCCATTTTATTGCCTGATGAAAGCTGGAGTGTTTCTGATCTTATAGAATACAGAATCAAACCCGGTATAAGATCGGGTATTCACTCGATGATTATTGAGGTGATAGACCGTTGGTTTGATGATGACAGAGGCGGCAAGTCTAGGTCGTCAGTAGGTTCTTATGTCTCATATGGAAGATATTCGAACAAAGATCGTTATCCGGAGCGCTCAAGATCAATTGACAAACATGAAGATGAGCGATCGGGTAGACGACCTGCAGCAGAGCCAGCGTTCTGCGAGATAGAGTTTGATACGAAGGCAGATGCTGTTGATGTGTTGACATATTTGCAGGATACAATTGATGAATACAATATCCTGACTATGGCAGAAGCCTACACTGCAGCAAACATGAAACCACAATACACTGACTTTAATTATGGTTGGCGTAACATCGACAGGGCATACATCGATAGAAAAGGTGGTAAGTTCTATCTCATCATGCCCAAAGCACAGCAAATAACTTAAAAAGGAGATAAAGAAATGAAAGTACCTGGATTTGTATCTAAAGCAGCTTTCTCATTAGGAAAGCATTCACCTACGATATTAGTAGCAGTAGGTGTTGCAGGTGTTATAGCATCTGCAGTTGGCGCATGCATGGCTACAAGGAAACTTGATGAGGTCATGGAAATGCATGAAAAGAGAATGAACGCAGCAAATGATGAAGAGAATGTTCCTGACGAGAAAGAGAGACAGAAACTCAAGTATGCAGCTCGTATGGCTACGGGTTGGGACATGATTAAACTGTATGCGCTTCCTACATTAGGACTGATAGCATCAGTTACATGCATAATTGGAGCACAGGTAATCCTTAGAAGAAGAAATGCAATCTTGTCAGCATCACTTCTCTCAGCAACTAAGGCATTTGACGAGTACAGAAAGAGAGTCGCAGACCGGTTTGGTGATGAAGTTGAGCGTCAGATACATTACAACATGATTCCAGACGGCGATCCTGTAACTGTGATCGATATGGACGAAAATGGTAAAGCTCATAAGAGCAAGGTTCAGAACTTTGCAATCGACCCGTCAATAGCACCTGTAGAAGATAATATTATCTACTTCACACGTAACTATTCACCCCTTTGGAAAGATGATGATGTTATCAATGAGCACACCATTGAGCAGATTATACAGTATGTGATAGATGCATATGATAAGACGGGTCATGTTTTCGTTAATGACATTCGTTCTGATTTTGCTGTAGATGGAACAATTGGCGGTCAGGCACTTGGATATTCTGCAAAGACAGGTAAACCGGATATCAGATATTCAGCAACAAGATTTATGGATCCAACAGCACCGTCTGGTAGTGTTGCTGGTTATGTAATCGAAATCGTAGGGGCAACAAATATTCTTGATGATGTCTTCTCAAAACAGGCACCTAAGTTAATTCCGGCGTAAATCGTAGAAAGGGTGAAATAGTATGTTAAATAAAGCGTTATATTTCATTGCAGGCGCTGCGGTTGGGGCAGTTGTAACTTACTTTATGGTCAACAAGAAAGCTCAGGAGAGAGCTGACAAAGAAGTTGAAGAGGTTACAGAGCGTCTGCATATTCGTTACAAAAAGGACGAAGCAGATGAAGTTGTAAAAAAGAATGAAGCGAGAAAGGAGGAGCTGCTGGATAAGGTTAACTCTAATCTATCTGAAGCTATTCCTGAAATGTCGCCTGAGGATAAGGATACATTCAAAAAGTATTCTGAGATCATACAGCGTCACGGATATTTGAAACGTAAGACGATCAATGTCATTACCGAAGATGATTTCAAGGACCCTCAATTCGATGATTACTACAAGCAGCTCGGATATTTGTACTATTTAGATGGTACAGTAGCAAACGAGCTTGATGAGGAACTCGAATGGCATGAAATTGAAGATTCTATTGGTGTGGACTTTATGGCATATTTCAGAGACAACCCGAAAGAGGAGATTTGTCATGTCAGAAATGACGAGAGAAGAGTTGACTATGAGATTCAGCGCGTAGACGATTTCCATGAGAGCACAGTTGTACCAAGCGACTATGACGACAACGCAGATGAATCTGAAGGAGAAGAATAAGGTCAGGATGCGATATTTGAATTGGTTAGAGCACTTTGTCTACGATAAGCGTCGGGCAAAGTACGCTCTCCTCTTCAAGCATCTGCATCAAAGGGAGTTTATATTTCCACTGCCTATGGATGATGCAAGGGCGATGGATGGAATTGAATTGCGAGATAAGTTCGCAAGGGAAAAGGGATTTAGCTACGAGGAAATCGAGGAGATCTTGATAGGCCCTTGTAGTGTATTGGAAATGATGGTAGGGCTGGCGTTGAGAATGGAAATATGTCTAACGTCAGATCCCGATGAAGGTGATAGAACCAGTTTGTGGTTCTGGGGCATGCTCACAACCATGAAATTAGCGTCACAGACAGATGACAACTATGATCCTGTATATGTAAATGAAAGGATCGATATTATGTTGAATCGTGAATACAAGCCTAATGGAGAGGGCGGTTTGTTTGAATTAGAATATGCAGACCGTGATATGCGAGATGTCGAGATTTGGTATCAGATGAACTATTTCCTTATCGAATTAGACGAGAGAAAGGAAAAGCGTGAAAGAGAGCTACGTGAAAGGCGAGCTATGATGAGGCGGTAGTTATATTTATGGAGAGAATTGAATGAATATTGTAAAAAGATTGGTCGCTTACGCTACAGCATTATCTTTAATGGTGGCACAACCAGTTGCGGCGGAAGAGGTAGTAGTCGATGGCATGGACGAAGAGTATACGTCTGTACAAGTAACTTGCTATATAGAATCTGGCAGTCCAACATGCACTGGATCGTATCGCATGAATGGAACTGCAGCAGCATCGAAACCTGAGTGGTTAGGATATTGTGCATATCTGTACAAGATCAATGAGGATGGTTCTTTAGGCGATTTCATTGACATTGTTGAGTTCAATGACATTGGATATGGAGCGCCTGTGGGTCATGGAACTAAGTCTGATATTCGTAAAGGTAAAAGTGCAGGAACTATTGAAACAGGTAAAACCATTGACATACGGAAGTCAAACATGTCTGAGTGTAGAGACTTTATGAAATACACATACACAGGAGATGGCACGACAGGCAGTCAAGTATACATGATATTAGTTGATGGTGAAGGATGATAAGGAGAATTGAATATGAGGCATTATAATGGAATTAATGTAATGGAACCCGGTACTTATGCAAAATGGATAGATGTGAAACCGGATGAAGAAGTAACAGCAATAACTCAGGATGTTGTAAGTAGAGATCTTGAGAGCGATGTCACTTGTATTGGTAAACAGTTATCAAGTGAAAGCTATAGAGGAGCATGCCATGACCATGCTCTTAAAGAACAGCAGTGGATGCTTGATAAACAGGCTAGAAGAATTAGCTATCTTGAAAAAGAGGTTAAGTCTCAAGCAAGAGGCAATTTTATGCACTTAATACTAACGGGTGTGCTTACATGGGTGGTAATAGAACATGACAAGATTCTTGGAGAGCATAGAAGGCGTCTTGATCGTCTTGAGGAAGTAATGAGATTAAGGAGAGAGCAGGGAAAGGAGAGTTAAACAATGAATGAAACTTGACTTTGTAATGCAGGGGGTGAACAAAAAACGCAATGTCACAGAAGTCTATCCTAAATTTGTCGTGGGGTCTGTTAAGGATATCATGATTAAAGGACGAGACTTCTATGCGATATGGAATGACGAAACGCACTTCTGGTCAACATCATTCTTTGAGGCAGTACGACTTATTGACGAATGGCTTAAAGAAGAGGTTGAGCGGGTGATTAAAGATAACCCAAATGACACGGTAATCGGTTTATATTTGTATGATTCCCATAATGGAATGATTGACAAGTTCCATCGCTATTGTCAAAAGCAGATGAGCGACAACTGGCATCCGTTGGACGAGAAAGTTATATTTTCGAACATGGAGACAACAAGAAAGGATTATGCAAGTCACAAACTCGATTATCCGTTAGTTCCGGGTGGTACGCCGGGTTACGACCGTCTCATGTCTACTTTATATTCTCCAGAGGAAAGACACAAATTGGAGTGGGCAATAGGAGCGGTTGTAACTGGTGATAGTAAAAAGATACAGAAGTTCATAGTTCTTTATGGTGCAGCTGGAACAGGTAAGTCAACAGTGCTTGATATTATTGCAATGCTGTTTGATGGCTACTGTTCCACGTTCTCATCAGAAGAACTGGCTTCTAACTCTAGTGCGTTCGCATTGGAAGCGTTTAAGAACAACCCGCTTGTAGCTTATGAGCATGAGGGAAACTTGAGCAGAATTGAGACTAATGGTCGATTGAATGCTCTTGTGTCTCATGAGAAAATTCTTGTAAATGAGAAGTTCAAGTCAAGGTATGAGCAACAATTCAATGCATTTCTATTCATTGGTTCAAATAACCCAGTCAAGATAACAGATAGTAAGTCCGGTTTGATAAGAAGACTAATCGATGTACAACCGACCGGCAACTTACTTGATGTTGATGACTATGATGAATGTATTGACATGGTCAAGTTTGAGCTTGGAGCGATTGCTTATCATTGTAAAGAGGTTTATGAGGCTAATAAGAAGTATTACAACCACTACAAACCGGTATTAATGATTGGCGAAACTAACGATTTCTATAATTTCGTCCTTGAGTACTATGACAAATTCAAAGCAAATGACCCTTTGACAAAGAGAATGGCATGGGAATGGTATAAAGACTATATAGAAGATGCTAGAGTACCTTATCCATATTCTCAGAGGCAGTTTAAGAATGAGTTGAAGACATATTTTAACGAGTTCAAACCGTTTGCGATGCTTGATGGCGCTCGATGTATGGATGTTTATGTTGGTTTTAACTTCAAGTTGACGAATGAGGAGACTCCGGTATCGACAAAACAGAAGGTTCTTGACCTTAATACCAAGAAATCACTCTTTGATATTCTCTTTGCTGAATGTCTAGCGCAGGTTGCCGTTCTAACAAAGGATGGCAGGTCTATTCCTGAGGTAAAATGGGCAGATTGCAAGACAAAATTAGCAGGGATTGAGACTTGGCGAACGCATTATGTTAAGGTTCCGGAGAATCTGATAGTAATTGACTTTGACTTAAAGAATGTGCAGGGTGAAAAAGACCTTGAACTCAATTTGAAAGCGGCTCGCAAGTGGCCTATAACCTATGCTGAGTTGTCAAACTCTGGTAAAGGCATTCACTTGCATTACTTTTATGATGGTGACGTGAGTTTATTGGATAATCATGTGTCTGAGAACATAGAAGTTAAGGTGTACACTGGAGGGAGTGCACTAAGACGTCGAGTTATCATGTGTAACGATGTTCCCATAGCACATTTGAACTCAGGTCTACCATTGAGAAAGGAAACAAAGAAAGTGCTAAACGAAAATGCGATACAAACTGAGAAAGGTTTGCGTTCATTCATAGAAGCTTGTATCGAGAAACGGCACCATGGAGCAACTAAACCCGAAATTGACTTTATATTTAAGAAGCTTGAGGATGCGTATGTTAGTGGTATGCATTATGATGTAACTGACATGCGAAACGATGTTCTTACATTTGCTATTGGGTCAACTAATCAGTCAGAATACTGCGTCAAAAAAGTTGCTGAGATGAAGTTTAAGTCTGAGGAGATTAGCACAAATGTTGAAACAAGGGAGTACAACGATCTTCCACTTATATTTTTCGATGTGGAGGTCTTCCCGAACCTCTTCTTACTTAACTGGAAGTATGAGGGCGAGAATGTTCCTTGCGTAAGAATGATCAATCCTAAACCACATGAAGTTGAAGCGTGGCTGCACATGGGGCGACTCGTAGGTTTCAACAACAAAGGTTATGATAATCACATCGTTTATGCCCGCTCTATTGGATACACGAATCAACAGCTCTATGAATTGAGTAGGACTATTGTTGGTTCTGATAAAGAGGCGAGCAGACGTGCTAAGTTTGGAGAGGCATACAATCTTTCATACACTGATATTTTAGACTATGCAGTTAAGCGTCAGTCTTTAAAGAAGTGGGAAATCGAACTTGGTATCAATCACCTTGAATTAGGATTACCTTGGGATCAGCCAGTTCCGGAAGAACTCTGGTTAAAGGTTGCTGAGTATTGTGACAATGACGTAATCTCAACTGAGGCTGTATGGAATGCAACCAAACCTGACTTCAAAACAAGACAACTTCTTGCCAAGATCTCTGGTAAGACAGTCAATGACAGTACGAACTCATTGATTGAGGCAATTATATTTGGTAAGAACAAGAATCCTCAGAGCGAATTCTGCTATCGTAAGATGTGGGAGAAGCCTGAAGGAAAGTATTTCACTTATCAGGACGCATTTGACTATGCAATTGGTAAGACAGACATCAAACCTGAAGGACTTGTATGGTTCAAAGGCTATAAGTTTTGGATGGAAAAGGGTGAAGACAATAAGATGCATGCTCACTCATCATATAGAGATGTTGATGATGTGGGCGAGGGCGGTTATGTCTTCAGTAATCCCGGAATCTGGTATGATATTCCAACACAGGACGTATCGGGAGAGCATCCTAAGTCAGCAATTCAGGAGAATTTCTTTGGACCGTACACTAAGAATTATAAGGAAATCTATGATGCGAGAATTGCTATCAAAAATGGCGACTTCGATACAGCAAGACCGATGCTGGATGGCAAACTTGCAGAGTTTCTTGATGATGAGGACGAGGCCGATGCTCTGGCAACAGCATTGAAACTGGTTGTAAATCGTGTCTATGGACAGACATTCACGCCATATCCTAATCCATTTAAAGATCCCAAAAATGTTGATAACTTAATAGCAAAACGTGGATCTCTTTTCATGATAGACTTGCGTAATGCGGTTCAGGATCTTGGATGGACAGTTGTGCATTGTAAGACTGACTCAATCAAGATACCATATGCGAATAAAGAACTAATCAACTTCATAAGAAGATTTGGTTCTTGCTATGGTTACGAGTTTGATACTGAGGCGTATTATGAGCGTCTCTGTCTGGTAAATGATGCGGTTTATGTTGCAAAGTATCATGACGCTGAAACATGTGAAATCGACCTTGGACATATTCCGAAACGTAATAAGAAACATGGTGGCGAGTGGACAGCAACTGGTAAGGAGTTTCAAGTGCCTTATATTTTCAAGACGCTCTTCTCTCATGAACCGATTGACTTCTCTGATGTTTGCGAGACAAGATCAGTTAGTGGAGACGACGCTGCGTTATATTTGGATATGAACGAAGGAGATTATCCAGATGTGACGGGACTCGAGCGTCAGTATAAGGACATGAAATCGATATTGACTGTGCTTGATAAGATAGAGCCCGATTATTGGCTGACCGATGAGAAACTTATGACCAAACTCAAGACGTTTGATAGACGTTATGGGACAAGATATTCTCAGGAACTTGACTATGGTGGATTCAAAGAGGATATGGACGTTGTTAGAGAAGAGATTAAGAAAGGTCACAATTACAAATTTGTAGGACGTGTTGGTCTCTTCACACCTATTAAGAGAGGTTGTGGTGGTGGAAGGCTTGTATGTTATAGACGTGGTGAGTTTGTTGCCGTAGCTGGTACAAAGGATTCATCTTCTAATGATGGAGCATACAGATGGCTTGAGGCTCCAATGGTTCAGAAAGAGGGTAAAGAGCATCTGGTTGATATGTCTTACTATGAGGCAATGGCTGAAAAAGCTAAACAACATATCTGGCTATTTGGTGATTTCAATGCATTTGTTAATGGTGAAGGTCATGTAATACCAGAATTTAGCAACGATGGTCTTATGCCGTATCCTATAATTAAAGAGGAGGTGCTGTTCAGCTGATTAGTTGGGCAGCATTTATATTTTAAATTATCTACTAAAAGAAAACAGGAGGAAGAGAATGAGTTAGACGGAGGTTATATGGGGAAGAATAATCGTTTAATTGACAACCTAGCAACAATTGCTAGAAGAAACAGAGAGATGAATGTTGACACGGCTGTAAAACGTCAGACACCTATATTCTGTGCTGCTATGTGTATTGCATTAAAACATATGTCACCGGATATTGATACTGACACGTTACATGACTTCTTAATAGAGGTACAAGACGTGATTGATGCGCATCCAATGGATCTGTTTAGAACATGTAAACAGGAGACTGGCATCATTATCAAAGTCGACGAGGAGGAAAAGACTGATGAAGGAGACACTCAGACCGCCAAAAGAGACTCGCGAGTCGGCAGAAATCGGAAGTAAGAAGACTGTCGAGAAGATAATTGAATTGCATAAAAAGAATAAAAAAGTGCATGACATTGCTACGAGTTTAGGTCTGAAAGAGTTGCAGGTAATCCGTATAATCAATGATTACAAAAAGCGGATGTCTGATAAGGGGCGACTCTCAATGATCTCGGCATTTGGTCGTAACTCGGAGCAGGAGCAAAAATCATTCTCAGCTTTCAAGTCAGCACTTAGCAACTTGGGTAAAAACACAGAAGGGGTATGATATGAAACCTATTAATTGCAAGATGTGTGGATATTTGGAAAAGGTTGATTCGAATGGCTACAGTTTCTGTATGAAGTCCTATCGCATGATAGATGACTTAAATAAGAAAGCAGATGACTGCCCACTGAATGAGCGACCCAAAGATAATGCTGATAAGAAGGGTTTCTATCTAGTGGAAAACGATGCTGGATAAATTTTATGAAGGGCTTGCACATGCAATTGTAGTGCAGGCAGTGGAAGATTATGAACTATTGATCAAAACTAATAGAGATGCTAAACCTCAGGACAAATATAGTAGTTTTAGTGTTTCAAAGAATGAAATTGAAAGTTTCTTCCATAGTAAATGGTACGCTCAGTTGACGCCTCTTGATCCGGATTATCTCATCCGTAAGATTAAAGAGTACGCAACTGTTCCATCTAAAAGAAGATACAAGGCAAAACAGAAAATTTGATAATTGAAAGGAATTGAAAACAATGGCTGGTAATTTTATTGAAGATCTTATAATCGAGGACGCACGTATATTTAGCACAAACTTCGCAGGACGTGAGAAGGAGTGGCATGGTAAGATAATTAACACAGAGGGAACTAAGAACTTCTGTGTACATATTCCTGATGAAATTGCTCAGGAAATGATTGATGATGGTTGGGCTGTTAGGATCTCTCGTCCGAAAGAGGATAGCGAGAATCAGGAGCCGTCATACTTCCTGCCTGTTGAGGTAAAGTTCAAGGATAAAAGAGGTAATGACTTGCCATCGAGCATTTATCCTCATGTCTACATGTATACAGGCAAGAAAGAAATAGAGCTTGATGATGAGAGTATCAAAGTTCTTGATGGATCAGATTTCACAATGATTGATCTTACTATTCATCCGAGGATCTGGGAAGATGACAATGGCGAGCGTAGAGTTAAAGCATATTTGATCGATGGTCGATTCACTATCAAAGAGAGCCGTATTGCCGCTAAGTATGCAAAGTATAGGGAAGAAGAAGAGGTTTCGTTCGACTGATATTTTGACCTGAGTAAGTCATAAAACTGCTCTATAATTCTCCTTTCTATCTATATAGACGCGTCCTGGGTATGACGTTAAACTACCTATTTATATTTACGGAGGGCTGAATAATGGAAATTAAAAGAGTTTACTTATTGACTATGGACGGCGAGGATGAAAATGATTATGGTGCACAAATTTACTTAGTCGGGATATTTACTGAAGAGGTTCTTGCGGAGCTGGCCAGAGATCAGGCAATCGAAAATAATGAAGGATTAACTAAAGATGCATTCAAAATAACAAGCGTAGAGGTTAATAATCCGTATGACGTAAAACCGCTTTACAAAGATTTTTACAGAGGTTCTTGGGAAACGCTTGTAGATCTTGGAGGATACTGCGAATAACTTGATATTTAATTAGGGAGAGTAAATATGACAAAGGAAGAGGTGAAACTAAAACTAGTAAATAAATTAGCACAGAATGCAACTTATGATAAGGAGCTTGATGAGTGGTCTATTAACTTTGATAAAGCTGTTGATATTATTGAGAACATATTTAACGCAGTTGACATAATTGAAGGGTGACGTGGAGGAAGAGATGGCTGAAGAAAAGAAATTAAAGTGTGCTCATTGCGGTAAAGATCTCCCTGCAACTGCTGGTTGGCAGATAGGACTTAAACCGATAGGGCCCGGTTCATTGGTCTATTTTGATATTTGTGACGATTGCCGTGTGATTTGGCAGATAGCCATGGGTAAGTGGATTGCTGAAAATGGCAAAGCAGCTAAGGAGAGTATATATGAAACCGAAGTACAGGATAAAGATAAAGACAACTGATGGTAAAATTCGTACGTATGAAGCTTATGATGCAGGCTGGTGGGATCGCTACTATCGCATTAAGTTAGCTAATGAAATCTTATATTTTCCTGTCTATAGTATCGTATGGGTGTCAAAGTCAAAAGAGAAAATCGAATCGGAAGAAGAACCGGTTAACTTAGAGAAGGAGATTTAATATGCAGTTTAGTTTGGAAGATGTTGCACAGATACAGTCGGAGATGTTGAATGCGCTGAATGATTACATTGGTGTTCTTAAAATGCCTAATTGTAACTCATGTGCAAGAGGACTTGATATTTGTCCTGAGGTGGGGCAGCCTCTTAGAATTAACTGTCCTAATTATCGTAATAAAACTGAGGTAGAACAGGCTACTGGGGCTGAAAATGTGCTCGAATCAGGGGTTTGTGAGCCCGCAGAATGCGAAAAACCGGTCGAAAATGAGGTAGAAACACCCTTAAATTGCCCGGATGACCCTAAATTGGTCAATTACTTGAAGCGTGCTGGCAAATGACGAATGATATTTGCTCTGTATTGCGTTTTCGTGACTGTTAAATGCGTATTTATGCGTTGGTTAATCTGAAAATCGCATACAGGGCAATTTTTATATGGATGTTTTACGGGGGTAATAAGATGACAAGGAAGATGCTAGGAGAAGATGAAGGATTTGTGTGGAATGAAAGTGCCGGACGAATTGTATATGTCATAAGCTATAGATCAAACAAGATTAGCAAGACCGAAGCGGTGGTTACGGTTTTTGATAATATAGCTGAGGCTAGAAAGTTTAGAGAATACTGCTTAAAGAGATATCCATTAGTACAGATGGATACTTGTCGAGTTTACAATAAATACAAATTAAATGAGATGAAAGACCGATTTGACCTGAATCTGGACGTTGACAAATTGAAAAAGGAGTAGACGTGAGAAATGTTCTGGAGGATTTGGAGGATTATTATTGGAGCTTTATTTGGTGCATTCTTTGTAATTTGTTTTACATACGATTGCGCGTTTATTTATCACACAGAAAGCTCAGGAAAAACTTTACTAATAGTTGAAGTTGTGTTGCTATTGACAAGCTTGTTAATGGTGTTGATTGATGTTTTTGAAGGAGAATAAAAATGGGGAGAAAAAAGAAAGATGAGCCGAAGACTGACCGAGAGGAAATGATTAACTTCCTTAATGCGTTCTGCGAGAATGTTGCAGGTCATAACACAGCTTGGGAGACTATGATTTCAAACTTGAGTGATCAGGAACTTGAGAAGTTTGCAAGACTTTGGGCTCCGGCTGTTGAGTATGCATTGTCACGAATGGAAATCTATAGGATTAAGGAAAAGTGGGATTAAGAATTAGGAGGAAATGATGGATAGTATAAAAGAGATTGATGAGGCACGTCTCGAATCAATAGATAAGTCACTTGCTGAGATTGCTAATTGTCTTAGGGATATTCGTGATGCGGTAATACCTAATAAGGCGCCGGTGTTTGATGATGAGAATATCGACTCTCCTTGGCTTAACACAATAATTGGTCCGGGATATTTGGGAATGATGAAAGAAAATGAGGATAATGAGTGATATTTGAAGTAGGCAAAACATATCAGCATAGCACAGGTAAAAGAATGACTATAATAGGACGGTTAAAAACACATACGTATGGAGAATGTCTTATTGGTGAATATGATAATGGCGAACTTATTCCTGTTGGAGAGCTCGAAGAAAATGCTATTAATTGGCATGAACGAAATAATGAAGCAGAGAAAAAGTAGTTTATAGGAGGGTTATGAGTATGATGTATCAGGAGATGCAGATTAACGAGATTAAAGGCGTTAAGAAGGAATTGCATGATATTTCTGAGAGTCTCAGGGACATTAGGGGTGTGGTAATGGACTTGGCTCCGAGGAAGAAGTTAGGTGCTGATGGAGAAATTGAGTCAGTGTCTTATGGCTTTACTGAGGAGGTAATGCGGCGGATTGTGAATGATGGCAAGAAGAATATTGCTAAGGAAAAGTTGGGAGAGACGTTAGAGTATATTCGTAGACAGATTACGTTTACAGAATCAAAAGATCCTGATATGTCGTTTCCTCGTATGGGTTTAGCGATCTCTACAGTGAATGATCTTTTGAAGCATATTGAATCGGATCTTGAATCGGTGATGGAGGAATTATAAAATGATAAAAATAATAGAAGAAGGAACAAGACACAAATGTAAGTGTGAAGAATGTGGTTGTCTCTTTAGTTATGAAAAGGAAGATATTCAGTATCAGACTGTTGGCTTTAGTTCTTTTAAATACATCAAATGTCCACAGTGTATGCATGAAATAGATTTGACGAAAGGAGTTGCTAAAACATGCAAATAACAATACTTGATATAACGTTGGGGCTTATAGCCTTGGTCTCGTCTACATTCTTTGGATATTCTGTAGGGAGGCACGCTGGATTTAAAGAAGGGTTCGCTCATGTTAGCAACTTACTTGAGCGTGTATCGATTAAGGTGGGTGATAATAAAAATGAGTGATCTTGTTATGTTTCTTGTTATGTTTATCGTTGCAGTGGTTGTGTTCTTCTTTGGAGTTGTAGTTGCACTTTTCTATGAGGCACAGGATTCAGAAAGAGAGGCAAAACGGTTGTCTAGGGCAATTATGGAGATTGAGCGCAAAGAAAGCATGAATAATGGAGATGAATTGTAATGTTATTTTTTATATGTTTGATAATCGCAGGATTAGTATGGGGATTGATTATGGCTGCTTATCTTGGGCTGTATGAGTCATTTGAAGACGGTCAAGGAATGCCGCCAGATAAAGCAGCTTTTTATGCAGCAGCAATTGTTGCTTTGTTGGTGGGGATTGTGATTGCTACTATATCTTGTGATGTTATTAGTGACAAACTGATGCATAATGCAAAAGAGAAGCTGGAAACTACAGTGACGGAGGAATTTAACAAATGAGGAAATCGATATGGACTTGGTAAAGATATTCAAGACATTAATAGTGTTGCTGATAGTCTTTGGTATATTTCATAGTTTGCTCAGGGACGAGGACAATGAACCTGTCACGCATCATGAGCATGAAAAAGAAGAGAAGGATGTCGAGTTGGAGGACTGACAGATGACAATTGTGATTCTTATCGTCATAGGGATAATTATTGCTATAAATTTAGCATTTATTGCCTATGGGATATTTAGAGGCTGGGGTGAAATTGATGACGAATGCACATGTGATGACGATCTTAGGAGGGTATAAAGGATGGAGAGAATCATGACAATGGATGAGGAAGATATTATAAAGTTGATTGCTAAGAGCGTTGGAGTTGACACGTCTGCTGTTAAACTGAAGATGTCGACTGATACGATGCTCATGCCTCAGGAAGTTGAGGGTTGTGAGGAACCGATTGGAATGATTGATACCATGTTCAAGTTCTATGCTAAGATAGAATTACCTATTACTCAGATCGATGGTACACCGGTAGAGGACGGAGAGATATTCTATTCTGAGGACGGAAGTGACGATCTGGACGATGGAGATGGATCAGAATGTTGATATTTTAGGAGCTCTGTATTCGTTTTTCAGGGTGCTCAAGGTAGAATTATAGGGTTGAAGACTCTGAAAATGCAATACAGAGCGCGAAAAAATCACCCCCTTTTATAGCAGATAATTGATTCTATAACAAGGAGGTTAAGATATGGTAGTTTTAATAGTAAAGATATTTTGTATAATGGAGTTGATTTATGTTAACAAACTTCTCATTGAGAAGGTAGTTGACAGGGTTAACAATATTATGCGCAAATCAGAAACAAAGAGACGAGATCTCCGTGTAAAGACACGGGAATTAATTATGCAGAATAAGGCCTAAGTCGAAAGACTTGGGCTTTATCATTTGCGACTGATAAAAATTGAGGATTCGTGATATTTGCAACTCCTATAATAGGAGGTAAAGAAACGTGCAAACTTACATGACAATACGGGACGTGATACTCTGGATTCCAGAGTTATTACTTACGATATGGATAATGAGAAACGTTGATAAGTTTCTTTAACGTCCTAAAAAGATAGCTCAAACATTGGGCTATTTCTTCTTCGCAGAACAAACGTTTGCTCTTATGAGGAGCAGACTTTATATTTAAAAGGAGAAAAATGATGACAACTACAATGGGAACAAGTATATATATAAAGTTTATTGAAGAGATAACAGAGACAAAAGATTGGATTAGAGAACTGAGCCCAATTACAGATGGAGAGAAGATAGGAAAGCTTCAGACCATACTTGATAGGTTGATAGTTAACTTTAGACAATTTCTTATAGACGAGGGCACATCAATAACGTATGTGTTTACAGATGATTGTGTCCCGGGTAGAAACATAGACAGGTAACTGATATTTGTCTGTTCCTCAATACTTTGCTATAAAATACAGGACTTTTACAAGATTTTCTCCTGTATTTTGTCATATATCATCATATGTTTTGTTCAAACATAGTACGCAACAAGAACCGCTCTGTGAATGTCGATCTGGGTAGGAGCGCAGTCGTTGCTAGGGGATAGATCGTTATATTTATCAAACAGTCCTCTACTCCTTTCTATAATTGTATGTTCGACCGCGATAAAAACATGCACTATTATAGAAGTAAAGATATTTTCATTCAACAAAAGGAGGTAGCTTATGGAAATTATGGGACCATTAGTAACATTAGTGTTGTGTATAATGCTAATAATAGGAATAGCATTGATATTTATAGCACCTATAGTGTTAATAATAGTGCTTATAATAAAAAGTACTAGTAACAGTAAAAGTGTTCCTCGAAACTATGAGGAATGGAGATACAACAATAGGGGTCAGTGAAAGCTGGCCTCTTTTATTTTTCATTTTAAATTTAGTGAGAAATAGTTGAAGATTGAGATGCGAATTGAGGTGGTTAGTCGAATGAGAGTTGAAGAATTAGTGATGGGTAATATGGAGGAGATGGGTATGATTGAAGATGATTTGCAGCACTCATATGGTTGCGATAGTGATTTCTTGACATATACGGAATACCAGTTAGCTGAGGAACTCTTGCCTACTGCATTTGGCGAGAACTTGAGAGGTGAAAAGCTTATAGTGGCAACTCCTGATGTTAATCTTGAAAGGGTTGCTTTATATTGGTATTTCAGGATGAATGATGGTGAGATATTTGATGGAGATGATGCTGATTCATACGTTGCGATGGATGAGGATGGTTTACCGGATCTTATTATCATTACAAGTCCATGGAGAGAAAGATTGGGTATCTGGCAGCGGGCTATGATACCTTTTCTTATGTCTGTTTGTCGGGATACTAATTTATATTCTAATAGAATTGTGGTTGATAGTTGGGATAATGTGGCTATGTATGCATTTGAGAAGGAGTGCTACTTTATATTTGATGATTATGAAGACGCTTTATCTTGTGATGGCTGTGAGGAGGCAGCGGATTCATTCTTTACTATCCTTGATGACGGTCAGATGAATTCATGGATCATGTGCAGCAGGAGTAATAGTAGATGTGGTGTCTTTCCTGCACTTAGTGGTCCTAGCGAATTTTACTGATGCTATTATAGATAACTTATTTATTTGATTCAAAGGAGGAAATTAATATGGATACATACGAAAGTAGACAGGTTGTAATGGCTTTGAGGCAACTTGCTGACCAGTTGAGGATACAAAACCAGCTTAAATGGTTGGAACTTGTAGATGACTATGCTCAGCGATGGAACTTTGAAGACATAGACGGAATGTCGAAGAAAGAATGGTTGAAAGCAATGAAAAACATCGGCGATCAACTAGATAAGTAATCGACTAAGGGGATTTGATATTTTATCAGGTCCTCTTATTTTTCGTGCTGAAAATCGAATAGATTTGAGACGCGGTCGCGGTAAAATCAGCTCCTATTATAGAAGTAACAGTTAATTATATTTTTAGAAAGGTTGGTACTTTATGAAAAATTTAGTAATATTAACACTTGTTATGGCAACAATGATGGTTGGATGCGGTGAAGAAGAGATAAAATCAACACCGTTAAATCCAAATGAATCAATAATAACTGAAGAATATATAACAGAGGAGTATTTAACAGAGGAATATATAACTGAAGACATAACTACGTGGGATAACGTAGAGACTAAGACCTTCGATTGAGGGTCTTTTTCTTTCATTTTGAACTTAGTGAGAAATGGTCGCTTGCAACTCGCGTATTTGTCATGGGCTTTAATGAACTGAAAAACACTTGAATAAAGGAGGTCTATATGACATTTGAAAACATGACGAAACAGGAAATAAGGAAAGAAATTGAGTCGGGTAAAATCACAAAAACGACTTTCACTAAGGCAGTACATATGGCTTGGTGTCACCCAATTATGTACGAAGATTATATTAATAATTGGTATGAAGTTGCGGGGCTTGTAGCATCACTCAAGTTTGGGTGGATGTTTGTAAGCATCGTAATGACAATATCAGGGATTAATTGGATCATCGGTATAAGTAAGGGTAACGTCAAGATTAGAGACGATAAGCGAAAGGTCTGGATGGTATTCGATGGCAAGGAATGGATCGATGAAAAATGAGACTTGAAGGTGTTGGGAAGGCTCGTGAAGAAATTCGCGGGTCTTTCGCTTTCGTGTTGAAGGCTTGTAAAAGCTGAGATGCGGTCCGGAACGGACAATGCGCGGTTTATACATCCTCTTTTATAGCAAAGGAGGATTATTTATGTTTAAAAAATTTAGGAACTGGATGGCTCGTACTTATATTAGGGCTGCTGTTATGGATCTTTATGTGGTGAAGAATAATGGATCTTGCACATTGGATAAGATGAGTAAGATTCTTAAGAATGCCGATAAAGGTTTCAGATGGCGAGACCTTGAGATAATGGAGCTTGATAAGGCGGATATTGATGTAGATAAACTGATTGACGCTTTGCATGAAGTATTGATAGAGCTTGGTCATTAAGGCCGGCTCTATCTTTGTCTCGTGAGCTAATCAGTTTCTATTATAGACACTATTGATATTTTAAAATGAAAGTGAGGCAAAAGATGGGACTTTGGAGTAACATTGAGGCACATGCAAAACTAATTAATACTTACTCGTATAATAAAGAGGTTATGGAAGTTATAGCGAACGGTGAGAGAACCCGTAATTTACAATTGGTAACCGCTCATTATAGACCGAGTAAGGATTATAGGCATGCTGCAACAATAAACATGAAAGGTATCCGCGAAGAAGCGGTTCATTTTGATAAGTGTTGAAAGGATTAGAGTCCTAATGGGCTCTTTTTCTTGTGATTAAATGAAAGGATTGATATTTATGTTATTTAAAGTTACGTACGACCCGGTATTATGTGGATTTTCTATAGCAAAGAAAGATAAAGAGACTATTCCGCCGGTATATGAGCAAGTTTATAAGACAGGTGGGATGTTTAAGATGGTAACTGATGCGGAAAATGTAGAAGATGCAAGTATTAAGTTTTGGACACGATATTATTACGATAAAAGCTTAACCGAATTAAAAGAGATTTCTGAAGGAGAATGATATTTATGAATGAGAAAGAATTCGATTTGAAAAAGGCTGCTAAGATGTTGAGTATATACTTAGATGCTGATATTTCTGAATCAGATGTGTCATCTATAGTTACTTTGCTTAAGATGACAAGGAAAAAGACTAATGTAGTTCCAGCTCCGCCTGATTGTAAGGAAGTCCTTGAGTTGGTTAAGAATGGTCAGTATGTAGAAAGGAAAGCAGTTGATATTTAACCGTATACACCAGCTCAGAATGCCCCAATTTGGCCCTGTAGAGGCCCGTAGAGCGGCTTTATTGATATTTTGGTGGAATAGTACGTGCGGACGGGAAATGGGCTAAAAAGGGCATAAAATGGGGGTTCTCGCACGTTTTACAAGGACTATTATAGCATTATAAACAAGGAGGATTTTAATATGAGAGAAATTATTAATGCAATTGAGAAACTTGTTGTGTTTATTGTCGGTATTGTAATTGGAATACTGGCGATCATAATCGCAGGTCTGGTTGGTATTGGGATTGATATTAGTAAATACTATCCCGGAAAATTGGATGGATTTATGAGGGACGGCAGTGACCATTGGCAAGACTGGAAGATAATACACGACGATGTAAAGGGTGATAAGAAATCTGAAGAATAATGTGGCAAGAGACTTGACTCGAAAGGGTTGAGTCTCTTTTCATTTTAAACGTAATGCGAAATGGTTGAAGACTTATAAAGGCTGAATTGATATTTTAGGAGGTATGTTATGACTACATATGAAAAGAAACACCTTGAGCATTTAGAGAACATTGAAAAACAGCTTAAAATGGCGAATATGTTGAAATGGTTTGAGATGACAAAGGATCATTATAATGATATTCAGAATATGACTTATAAGGATTTAGAAAAATGTGCAGATTGGATGCAAGATATGGAGAAGATGCGTCGTGAAATTGTAGGTGAAGATGAGAAAAATGATGAAACTAGTAATTGATATTCCTGAAGAAGTATATGAAAAGGTAAAGAAAGAACCGGGCTTCTGGAATTGGACGGTTGTGAAGGCTGTTAGAGATGGTGTGAAATGTGACTTGCCTATAATTCCAATATATGGTTCTTGTGAACCTGAAGATACTGATTTCTTTAAAGATATTGAAGATGCATTGGGTTATAAACTTTTCTTCTGGCAAAAGACTTACATTATGAGTGGTGTATTTAGAAGGTATGGCGAAACAACTGCTATGATTTTAAGGCGTTTGCTTAAGGATGATAGGGAACTTGACTTTACAAGACGACCATCAAGCTTTAAAGAGAAGCTGTATCGTGAAGAAGTTATGAAGATATATGAAAAATTAAACGCTAAAGGTATTAAAACTTGTCCTGTATTTACTTCAAGACGTGATAAGGATAAGAACGATGAAACTGATTAATATGAAAAAGGTAGAAAGTGAGGATTGATATTTATGAGTATAGTTGACAATTTGATTTTAATCATAGAGTATTTGGCTTGCGCTTGTTTAGTAATCATCTTTGCGGGTTTGTTAGTTGCGTTAATATTTCTATTTGTAATGATGGTAATAGATCTTTTAGACGCAATACGCAATATATTTTAATTGAAAGGAATGAAGAGAAATGATTTGGGCGGAATATGTGAGAGATGTTGATGATGACGATAAGAAATGGGCTTATCAGACTTGTAAAGGGTGCGGAAAAGAGATTAGTCCTAGTGGTATTTGGTATTGTAAAAAGTGTTTGAATAAGATATTTGATATTGAGTCTCCTTCTCAGGCGTTGAATGTGAATTGGGATTGCACGACTGCTGAAGATGATGTTGAGAATGTGAATAGTGAAGTTGAGCGGATAGATGGGAGGTGTATAGATTGGTATGGGCAGTGAGCGGATAAAAGAAAAACTGAAGCCATATCGTGATTTTGGTGAGAATTTCTTGTATGATTACCAGAAGGATGCTATTGTTGAACTTCAGGAACGTGGTAATAGTGGCTTGATATTGCAGGGTGGAGTGGGTTGTGGTAAGTCAAGGACTGGTTTATATTGGTATTTCAAAGACTGTGGAGGTTGCATATCTGGTGATAAGTACATTAAGATGTGGAAGCCTAAAGACTTGTATATTATCACCACAGCGCACAAAAGAGATACGTTAGACTGGGAATTTGAGATGATTCCTTTCCTTATTAGTGTTGATAGAAAGAGAAAAAGAGGTGAAGCTGAGCCTAAAAAGTTCTATCCGGGCATTAAAGTAGTGGTTGATTCGTGGCAAAACATTGACAAATACGAGAATGCGACTGATTCATACTTTATATTTGATGAGGATCATGTTGTGTCATTTGGTGCGTGGACTAAGTCGTTCATTAAGATTGCAAGGGCTGGTAATAAATGGATTGTGATGACTGCTACACCTGCTGATAAATGGGCCGAGTATGCTCCTGTATTCGTTGCATGTGGTTTTTATAAGAATAAGTCTGAATTTGAGAGAGAACATGTGGTTTGGGATCCATGGGTGAAGAATTTCCCTAAGATCAAAGGCTATATGAATACAGGCAGATTGATACGCTTGCGCAATAGGATTACTGTTCAAATCAACTACAAACACGATATTGATATTTATGATCATCCTATTCTATGCGATTATGATGTGTCGAAATACAATTATTTGATGCGTGAGCGCTTTGATTTGTGGAAGAACGAGCCTATACAGAATGCTGGAGGCTTGTGCTATTGCTTGCGAAGAGTTTGTAATGAGAATGTAGATCGGTTGAAGAAGCTGGTTGATATTTTGGACCAATATAAACGTGTTATTGTCTTCTATAACTATGATTATGAGCTCTATGCGCTTAAAGAATGGAATTGGGGTGAAGATGTTGAGGTTGCTGAGTTGAATGGACATGCTCATGATGAGTTGCCAAGTGGTAAAAAGTGGCTATATTTGTGTCAGTATAGCTCTGGTGCAGAGGCTTGGAACTGTATCTCGACTAATGTTACGGTTTTCTTTAGTCAGACTTATAGCTATAAGATGCTGATACAGGCTAAAGGACGTATAGATAGGCAGAACACACCATATAGAGAGTTGCATTACTATCATTTCATTAGTCGTAGCCCTATTGATATTTCAATTAAGAAGGCACTGAGTCGTAAGAAAAAGTTTAATGAGGGTTTATACATGCGCGAATTGGGCATTGAATTCGATTGATATTTAAAGAAAGGAGTTTGTAGATGGGAAGTCGTACCATAACTACAAATAGGTATGTAATTGTTGATGATTCTTCGCATGTTGCATACCGAAATGTTGCAGATATTGCTGAAAGATTGGGGGTGACTGAGTCATATATTAGAAGAATTGCAAAGGCAAGGCTAGAAGTTAATGGTCATCACTTGCATACTGCTAATTATATTACCATTTTAAAGGGTTTTATGAAGTTTGCATGGGGTCGAAATGATGATGAACATATGTGGATTGTTAACACTATTACCAAGGACGTTTATTACAATATACTTGAAGCATCTTACTATTTAGACTGCAATAGAGATACTGTTTATAAGGCTTTGAGAGAGAAAAGAATGTGTAAAGGATGCGCCTTAAGCCTTAAAAATGGGCTGTTTTTGAGGGCAAATTCTGAGCTTTTTAACCTTGGATTTAAGAATAATTTCTACAAATTTTGAACTCAAATTCTACAAATTTTGAACTAACAAAAAAATTCAATTCTACAAATTTTGAACTAAATTCTACAAATTTTGACATTTTGGATGTCACTTTTTGTAGAAAAAACCATGTCACTTTTTGTAGAATTTTCTACAAATTTTGAACTCGCAAATGTCCGAATTTGTAGAATTGGCAAAAATTGGTCAAAAATGGCATGTCAAAATTTGTAGAAAAAAGTGCCAAAAACCCAGTATTTATGCGGGTTTGCGGGGTTATGTCACTTTTTGTAGAATTTTATGTTTTTTCAAAAATTATTATAAAACATTAATTTTTCTATATTTTATATTTTAAAAATTTCAGGCGTATTAAAAAATTAATATATATATAATATAAATAAAAACATAATTTTCTACAAATTTTGAACTAACGCAATTCTACAAATTTTGAACTAAAGTGTTAGGAGGATAAATATGACAAGAAAAGAGATTTTAGATAAGGCAACAGAACAGGTTACAGGACATCGTGAAACTGACTATGGAACACCAGAAGATAACTTCAGTGTGATTGGCAAGTTATGGTCTGCTTATTTGGATATTGAGGTGACGTCGAAAGATGTGGCAATGATGATGGCGTTGATGAAGATTGGCAGAATTAAGAGTGGAACTGCAACTAATGACAGTTTCGTTGATCTTGCAGGTTATGCTGCCTGTGGTGGCGAGATTGTTAGCAAGGAGAGATCGCGTGGTGTTGTGCCGGCTCCACCTAAGTATAAGGTTGGCGATAAGTTTCTTTATAGTTTTTCGCACGGAAATAGGATAGTTGAAATCATAGAGATACAACCATGGTGCGATCGTATATATCGTGTGAAAGATGATCATAACTCTATTTACAATGTGTATGAAAATGAATTGTTTGAACCAAAAATCATGTGTGCAAGTGATAGCTTTCCGACAAGTTGGTCTAACAGTGCAATAGCTGATGGACTTATACATGAAGGTTGGAACTACGATACTTGGCTTAAGGTTGTGAAGGAAAGAGGCGAAGCTGACTGGAAAGATTTTATAATGTTTTATGATGATGCATATAAGATAGCTCGAGTTACTGATAAATGTGCAATGCATGTAATTAATTATCGCAGTACAGAAGATGTCATTCAATGGGGCAGAGACTACGACAAGAAACAGAAAGAGAAAAATTCTAACTGATTTCAGGCCTCGCGAAAAAATCATTCCCTTTAATAGGAGAGAAGAGAAAATTAATGTGCATTTTCTTATTTCTCTTAATTCTTTGCCAGTAACTGTTTAGTAAGCGTGCACGCATTTAACGGTTACTGGCATTGATATTTTGGAGGGCCAGATGCGAGAGAGCAAATTCCAATCGCAGCTGATACGAGATCTAAAGAAACGGTTTCCGGGTTGTCTGATTCTTAAGAACGATCCAGATTACATTCAAGGCATACCAGACCTATTGATATTATTCAATCATCGATGGGCTGCTCTAGAATGCAAGCGTTCTGAGAAAGCGACTAAAAGACCGAATCAGGAATACTATGTGGAGAAGATGAAAAAGATGTCATATGCTGCATTCATCTATCCGGAGAACAAAGCACAGATTATACAAGAGCTTTGTATAGTATTTCATCACGCAGAGTAAAGGAGGATATTGATATTTGGGAAGTTTCAGGTGGAATAAACATTTTAACTTAATTGGTAAACATGCAATCCTAAGTCCTAGCAGAGTTAGTTGGCAGAACTATGATGAAGAAAAGTTGGTTGCATTTTTTAATAGCTATATGGCTAAGGATTTGGGAACACGATTACACGCATGGGCTGCCGAAACTATTGCGCTTGGCAGAAAACAGCCAAGAAACAAAGATACTATAAATATGTACATCAACGATGCGATCGGTTTTAAGATGGAAACTGAGAAACCATTATACTATTCAGACAATTTCTTTGGTACTGCTGATGCTATCTCATTTAGAAATAATGAGTTGCGTATCCATGATTTGAAAACAGGAGTAACACCTGCTCACATGGAACAGCTTTTTGCATATGCTGCATTATTTTGTTTAGAATACAAATACAAGCCATCGCAATTGAAATTTGAAACACGACTTTATCAGAACAATGAAGTTATAGTCGACAATCCTGATGAGTACGTTATCTCTCCTTTAATGGAGAAGATCATAGCATTTGACAAATTGCTCAATCGTATTAATGGTGTTGATTGAGCTATTGATATTTTAAAGCGAGTTTAGGGCCTCGCGAAAAAATCATGCCCTTTAATAGGAGAGAAGACAAAAGAGGCCATTTTTGTAAGCTCTCTTAACTTTTTTGTATCGAATAGGCGACATAGATTAGGGTGTGTTAAACAGATTAAAACCAAAACAGATCTACCTCAAGCTATTGATATTCTAATGAACTTATCCCAATAGCTACTATCTGAACCCGGTTTAATCCCCCACACACTTAAAGCATTCTGCTTAACGCACCTTAATCTATGTTGCCTATTGATATTTTGTGTGGGAATTATGGGTATTTTGGAGGTAACAGTATGTCTAAACATTATGAGTCCGTCGACTTAGATGACAAGGATGTAACATCGCTTAGTCACTATGGTATGCCTCGACGGAGTGGACGTTATCCATGGGGTTCTGGTGAAGATCCTTACCAACATGGATCAAGAGATTTCATTTCACGTGTTGAAGAGTACAAAGAAAAAGGATTGTCTCAGACTGAAATGGCTAACGCTATGGGAATGAGCACAACCGAGTTTCGTACAAAGTACAACATCGCTAACACGCAGCGTAAGTTGTATGAAGCAGACACAGTGAAAACGTTGAAGTATAAGTATGGTCTCTCTAATACTGAGATTGGTAGAAGGTTGGGAAAGAATGAATCCAGTATTCGAAGCATACTTAATACAGCAACAAATAAGAATCTTGAAAAGAACAATGCAACCGCTGACTTCTTGATTAATCAGATCAAAGAAAAAGGTTATATAGATGTTGGACCTGATGCTGGAAGAGAACTTGGAATCTCGAATTCAAGGATGGAATCAGCATTAAAGATCATTCAGGCTAAAGGATATAACGTATATGGTGGACGAGTTCCATATGTTACAGATCCTAAGAGTCCGAATAAACTGTCTATTCAAGTTGCTTGTGGGCCTAAAGATACTTACAAAGATGTATTTGGTGCTGATGGAGTTGCGCGTCAGGGTAAAATTGAAAGTCTTGCAGAATATTCGTCAAGCGATGGAGGAAAGACTTACAAGAAACCTGAGTATCCAGCTTCAATCGATCGAGACAGAGTCTTTATCAGATATGGTGATAAAGGCGGTAATGATCTTGATGGTACCATTTATATTCGTGAAGGTGTTAAAGATCTGTCCCTTGGTAATAGTCATTATGCACAGGTTCGTATTGCAGTAGATGACAAGTATTACATGAAGGGTATGGCAATGTACTCAAAAGATATTCCAAAAGGATATGACATTGCTTATAACGTAAATAAACTTGAAGGAACAGCTGATGAAGACGTCTTCAAAAAGATGAAGAAGGATAATCAGTCTAATCCTTTTGGCGTTTATATGACAGCTAAAGGTCAGAATTATTATCCTGATCCTAATGGCAAATATACAGATCCAGACACTGGCAAAAAGATGAGCCTCAGTCCAATCAATAAACTTAAAGAAGAAGGAGATTGGGTTAACTATAACAAGAAAACGCCATCACAGTTTCTGTCAAAACAGAACACAACATTAGCAAGAACACTTCTTAACAATGATATCGATGATCATAAGGCTTACTATGATGAGATCAAGAGTATCACGAACCCTACTCTCAAGAAGTACTTGCTAGAAGACTTTGCAAAAACTTGTGACAAAGCTGCATATCAGCTAAAAGCAGCAGCATTGCCGCGTCAGGCTTATGAAGTAATACTTCCTGTAGCTACTCTTAAGGATGATGAAGTATATGCGCCACAGTTTAAAGATGGCGAAAAACTTGCGCTTATCAGATTTCCACATGGTGGAACATTCGAAATACCAATACTTAAGAATAATCTGAGTAATCCAGATGGTAAATCGGTTATAGGACCGAGTGCTAAAGATGCAGTTGGCATTAATAAAAAGAATGCAGATAGACTATCAGGTGCTGATTTTGATGGTGATAGTGTTCTTGTAGTACCTACAGGTAAGAATAAACTTACGAACATCACATCAACGCCTTTACCTAAGCTTCTTGAAGGATATGATCCTAAAGATGTGTACAATACAATTCGTAGAGATACAGGTAAGAAAGATGATAAAGGCGAGCCTATATATGAGTATCTGAATAAAGATACAGGAACACCTGTAAAAATCATGTCTGAAGCCTATAAACAGAAACAAATGGGCATAGTATCCAACCTTATCACAGACATGACTATTAAAGGTGCTCCACCTGAGGAAATTGCATTAGCGGATAGACATTCTATGACTGTTATAGATGCCGTTAAACATCATCTTGATTATCAGACATCTGCAAAAGAGAATCACATTAATGAGCTCAAGAAAAAGTGGCAGGTTCACACTACTATTGAAGGTGACGTAGTTGTTGGTGGTGCAGCCACATTGATATCTAGGGCTAAAAACGAACATGACGTAGATCTTCGTCAGGGTAGTCCACGTACTAACAAACGTGATAAAGATGGAAATCTGGAAGTTCCGGGTATTCCTGAAGGCGCAGTATACTACAAGCGTAGTGATAGAGCAGACTGGGTTGATGAAGAGGGTAATACACATACTCGTAAGCAGAAGTCTAAGCAGATGCTAGAAGTGCATGATGCAAAGCTCTTATCATCTGGCACACAGATGGAGAATGAGTATGCTAAATATGCTAATAGTATGAAAGCTCTTGCTAATAGTGCTCGTAAAGAGATGATCTCTACAGGTCGTCTTAAAATTAACAAGACTGCAAAAGAGGCATATGCAGAAGAAGTTGACTCTCTGAATAAGAAACTTGAGCAGGCCCTTATTAATAGACCTCGTGAGAGAAGAGCACAGAATATTGCATCTGGTGAAATGCGAGCCTTATTGGCTGACAATCCCGATCTTAAGTATGATAAAGACAAAGTAAAGAAGCTTCGTCAGCAAGCTCTTGAAGATGCAAGAACTGCAGTATCTGCATCATCTAAAGACAAGAAGATAGAATTCACTGACAGAGAATGGCAGGCTATTATGGCTGGCGCTATTAGTGAGACATCATTCATGACCATGATGAGGAAAGCAGATAAAGACAAACTGATGGCTAGAGCTCTTCCTAAACAGGAGAAGAAGATATCTGATACAACAATCTCAATGATGAAATCGTATGCTGCAAATGGTTATACTACATCACAGATTGCTGAAGCGCTTGGTATTAGTCCTACAACTGTAAGAAAGTACACATAAAAGATGGAAAAACAAAGAAAGGAGGCGCAGCGTATGCGTGCAGTTGCAATTACAACAACCGACAATCCGTATGATCCGTTCAGTGAATTTGAAGAATGGTTTGCATATGACGAGCGTCATGGCTACCATACCTGCGCTTATCTTGATCGTTCATGCTATACTTCAGAAAGTTTGAGTGATGAAGAAAATTTGAGAAATATTGAAGAAGGAATTGACAACATCTTAGAGTTCACACCAATTGCTTGGTTTGGTGAATCGACAGATGATCTCGTATTCTATGAGAAAGTCGTGCGCGACTTCCCTGATGAAGTTGCATAAATTTGGATAAAGTTAGGTTGGAAACAGCTTAAAAGTTGGAATCAATCTAAATTTGGAATTGGATCTTTAACTAGGTCGCCATTGCCTATTAAAGATGGCTTTACCTCCTTTAATTTGGGCCCGTGCGTTTTAATCCGCTCAGCTACCGCAAAAAGCTTTGACTATTCGCTCCTTATTTGATAGATATGCCGCCTATTAAAGATGGCAATTCTCACATTCTGGAAGCGCACGGGCAAACCTTTAAAGGAATTCATAACAGTCCAATAACAGTTCGGATTTCTCAACATAACCTAAATAGCCTATTAAAGATGGCTTTTGACTTAATTTGGGTTGACCCATTGCAATCCCTATTAAAGATGGCTTTACAGGATTCAGACACGTCATCACTCGAGACGCTAGAGCTTCATGCTCTATTCCCTTTTACATACTAAGCCGCTATTAAAGATGGCTTTTACAATTACAATCCCAGTTCGATCGAGTTGTCGAGCTATCAACTCTCCAACCTCATTAGCGTTACACAATTATGACGGCATATAACACTCCTATTAAAGATGGATTCATTGAGTTAGAGTTGATGGTTCAGCAATTCCATCGAATAATCATCAAGTTCTGTTTCACTTTGCCGAATTAGACATACCACACTAACAGTTAACGAATAATAAACGCATTGACAGCTCTGCTGTATCTATTAAAGATTCGTTAACAATGGAGAAAGATGGAATGATTACCCAACTTCCAACCTTATCACACAATAGATGCACTGGCGCATAGAGCGATAGACAGTGCACATCGCTATTAAAGATGGCTTTCGACATAAATGCAACACTAACCTAGTCAAACGAAGTGTACATCGTCACTGAATTAGGATGACCCAAACATGAAAGCACCTCATTGTTCCTTCAATGACACACAATGAAGCGAATACGACTGATTAATCGTTTGATTGCGCTTGACAGTGAATAGGTCCACGTGAGCCAAATCACGCCAACCTCCCCCAACCGGTCCAAATTTGAGCACCCCGGGGGAGGGTCATTTAGGCCGTGGAGGGCCCTGCAT